AACTGGGCCAGTCATTGGTTGTACACCAACTAATTCGTTAGCAATAACGGTTGGCATTACACGTCTGATCACTGGAAGGATCACACGATTTAGTGTTGCGACATTACCGGCAGAAGTTGCACCAGCAGTAGCACTCTCCGACAAATACTTGCGGGTATTTTCAAGAGTAGTAGCCATTACTGACTTGCGAGTTCCTTGAAGGCCTTCTAAAAGTGCCTCTTTGGTTTCCTGCCAGCGTGACTCGAGTAGTTCTGACATATTAGTTCTCCTTAAACTTTAAGTCCCGCGAGCTTGCGGATGTGTAGAATATCAGCAGTTTTTTCCCCACCGCTGATCTGTTGTGCCTCTTTATTGCCTGTTACTTCCTTGCCTTCTGTCAATGCCTTCTTTTTAGGAGCGTCGCCGGCCATAACGGCTGGAAGATACTTGTCAAATGCCATGTCCAACTTTTCAGTCTGTACAGACTCAAGTAGTTGACTCATAACTGTTTTCTTATCTCCAGTTAATGGATTCAACAATTCACTCATGATCTTATTACGCTGAGCCACGCCTTTTACCACGCGGATTTCACGGTCTTTAGATTCTAAAATTTGTTCTTTCTCTTGAACTGCCTTAACGGCTTCTTCAAGTTGTGCTTCTGTTTGCTTAACTAGTTTTAAAAGTTTAGCTGTCTCTGATTTCTCATTGAGATGGCTTGAAGCATATTCGCTAGCGAAGCTTTCAAAAATTCTGCGACCAAAATCATTCTTACGGGCAGCTTCAATGTCTTCTTTTAACTGAGTCATTTCTGCTGTTAGTTTTGACGTAACAACATTTTCAACTAGTTTAGAAGCTTTAGAAATAAATTCTGCCTTTACTGCTTCGAATTTTTCTTTGTTTTCACGTACAAGTTTTACCTTGGTATCAACAAGATCTTTCTTATCAGTGTGGAACTCAGAAATTTCTTTTGCTAGTGCGTTTACGATGAAACTTTCTAGTTTAGAAACATTCTCAGCAACAGATTTACGGTCTTCGTGTAGTTCTTTCAGTTCTGTAGCTAGTTGACGTAGAACAAATTCCTTCATTTTCTCGGAATCGCCTTTCATCTTCTTAGCATACTTGGTTTTGGCTTCAATTAATTGATTGCGATCTTCAGCAAGTTCAGCAAGCTCAACTTGTAGGCGGTCACCAACCATTGTATCTAAAGCTTCTACCAATGCAGATTTGTCATGTTCGTACTTTTGTGCAAACTCTTCACGAAGTTCTGCCGTCATTTGGTCACGGGTTTCTTGAATTTTGCTATTCCAGCTTGATTCAATTTCCGATTTGATTTCTTCGGAAATCACATTGTTTTCAAATAATTGCTTAACGATATCTAGCATGTGATTCTCCTACTGTTATTTAAGGCCTGAAATGATTTTTTTCAGACTCTCTGCTATGTATTGCTGTGCCTTTGGATCGCCTTGTACTTCCTGTGCTATTCTAAATGCCTGGTAGCCTCCCTTGGTATTCATGAGGCCTTCATATACTGGTGTTGGATAAGCACCTGGAGCAGAAGGTTGGGCGACAACGTCAACGGTAATAATTTCAAAACCTTTGACTTTGCCGTCACCATCAACATCTCCGGACCCTCTCGAACTTACGCCTAATTTAACTCCGCTCTCCAACATGGTTTGAATTAATTGTCCCATAGGAGTAGGAAGTAGTTTTAACTTGCCGTAACCATTAGGACCGTCCATCCACATCTTGGTTATCATGTGGCTGACGCGGTCTAGGTTGATGCGTAGGTCTTCTGGGTGATCAACTTCTCCAAGAACTGAGTAACCACCTGCAATTTGATCATTGACAGTTTTGACAGCCCTAGCGATTTCAGAGGAGGGGTAAACTCTTTGATTTTGGTTTTTAATATCGCCTTGGATACAAATACCATTCAAATGTAGAGTTTTACCGCCCTTATCATCTTCGGTACTCTCAAGGACCAATTGTGCTTGGTCAAAACTCAGATTTTCTCTTAGATAGTTTTTCACCTGGGTAATTCCGATTATCTGCTACCGCGAATGATTGATGTAGCATCTACACCAGTTTCAGCGGTACCCTTCTTTTCAGCTCCATGGCCTTGGCTATTCTTACTATAGAAAGCTTTAGCATTGGTGCCTCCAACTACGTTGACATTGCCGGTATTCATGTCTTGTGGCTTTTGCTTGGTTAGACCGTTACCTTTGATAGTACCGCCTGCTCCTGCGTAAGCTACGCTGTCTTCTTTGCTGCTTAGAATGTTAGCAGTTGTACCGCCCATGTCGTTTTTATTAGCTACTGTTGACTTTGTGTTGTCAGCTTTTTCGCCTTGACCTTTCTTTTCTGCGCCGTGGCCTGCTGGAACTTTCTCAACATACTCACGTACAGTTGCTAGATCACCTAGGTCATCTTTCATCATACCTGGCATGTCTGGCATTCCGCCCATGTTGTCAGCGTCCATATCGCTTGGTCCGCCCATGTTGTCTGCGTCTGGCTCTTCGTGGTCGCCTGATGAATACTTGGCAAACGCTGCTTCTAATTCGTCAACGATATCACGTAGATCGCCTTTAGTTGCTGGCTCATCTTCGTCGCCTTCTTCGTCGCCCATGTCTTCTTCGCCTTCTTTGTCGCCCATGTCTTCTTCATCAGAAGCTTCGATATCGCCAATTAGGTCGCCAGTTTCGTCGTCGCCTTCGCCAATTTCGTCAAAGTTTTCGTCAAGATCTTCGTCGACGTCATTTTTGTCAGCTGCTTCGTCAACTTCTTCGTCGTTTTGTGTTTCTTCATCGATTTCAGCATCGATTAGATTTTCGTAGATATCACGAGACTTACTTACTACATACTCGTGAAATAATTCTTCAGCTTTTTGCTGTTCATTGTTTAGCAAATGCTCTAGCACTGCTGCGATTTGATTCTTATCTGCCATGGTTTCTTCCTCCAAAATGGTTAGGCTGTCAAGTTATATTTAACTATTATTACAAAGACTGGGATTAAATGGTAGTTTTTTGATGAATTTTGATTATTTAAATACAGCCTTGTGTAAATCTTCTTTTAATTCGTCATAGGTTATATGACATAAATTTTCAGAAATACCAGATAGAGCAGGAGGAACAAAATCTTTTTTGTCTGTTACTACTCTATGGTATTTAATATTTCGGAACTCTTTTATGACCTTTTCAGTCTGATTTACCCAGTTTCCAAAGTAAGTTGCTGTTTCGTAACTGCGTCTATAGTTAGGTGTATCAGCGTAGATGTTGTTTAGTTTTCCTTCAGTTCCTTGGAAATCAAAACCGCAAAAATAAATCTCATCGTAGCCATGACTGCTTGCTAACCACAATGCTGTAGGTCCTGAACTCCAACCTTTATGCGGATTAAAAAACTGAAATCCTTCTAATTTTAAAACATTTTTATTAGGATTAGTCCACACTTGTCGACCCAGTTGCCAACGAGAATTGGCAATTTCTCTGATCATTTTTTCGTCTACTGCTATTAAATAGTCGGGTTCAAACTCTCTGTAAAGAGCATTACACCCATAGATTTTGCCGTATTTTTTTAATTCAGGTAGGTTTAGACGCAGTCTACTGCGGCCGTTTCCTAATACGAATGCTATTTTTTTAGGCTGGTTGTTCGTCTGCGTTTGGTGGCTGTCCATACATCTGTTGTACAAATTCTAATTCCGCAGCCTGCTCGAACTGATGTGCTTCGCTTTGCTTTCTGAGTTGGTTGATCTGTTTAAGAGTTAGCCGTATCTTTCGAGTATCGCCTTTCTCTAGCACAGATGAATCACGCTGATTCTCGTAGCGTTTGTCGTCTACGTACTCAGTTTGTTTATCGTTAAAATAAAAAAATTCTAGAAGCTTCATTCTATTATTTATTAAATTGCTGGCGAAGTTGATGGAGCTGCTGCAGGGTCTGCTCCGCCTGCTTCAGGTGACGGGTTTTCTGCTTGGGCTGCTAGGTCGTCTGGTGCTTCAGCATCTTGTGCGTCCATGTCGCTGGATATGCCGGCTGGTGTTACACCCACAGATCGCATTTCACTAGCAGCATTCATAGCTGTCGACACTAGTGTACCGTTTTCTTCTTTCCATAGTTTTTCGTTTTCGGTAATTTCTTCTTGACTTAAACCTAGGAATCGTTTTAGAGCAAAACGTTTGCTCATAAACTGAACTTCTTGTAATGCCGCAAATGTCTGTACACGAGCATTGTCAAGCTCACTTTGACGGTAAGCAGCAAAGTTTTGTGGCGGATTAAATTTTAATTCAAACAATGTATTATCAATGTTAATACCAGTTTCAATCAACCACTCTTTGAATTCTAAATCAAAATTAGCAATTAAGTTTGACTGTAGTCGTTTACAGTATTCATTAAAACATAGCTCTTGAATATATGCTGTACCTACTTTGCCATCAGTGTGAGCAGCTTGGCTGTCATCTGGCATTGTTGGCAAGTAGCTGCTCGGAATGCGTAGGGCTCGGAATAATTTGTTGGTAAAATAACGTAGGTCATCAATTTCGCCTAGGTTAGTACCGCCTGGCAATGTATCAACTTTTGATCCACGACCTTCTGCTGTCTGTGGAAAGAAATAGTCTTCTGAGATGCTTAGTGGATTGTAACTAGCATCAATCATGTTTTGGCCGCCACCTGACTGACTAGGTATTCTCCGTTGATTGATTTCGTTTTTAACACGTTCAACAAAGCTCATTGCCATGTGTGCTGGCATATTACCTACGTCAATGTAAAACACTCTGCGCTCAGGAGCACGTTGTACTCGATAGATAATAATAGCATCTTCGAGCAATTCTTTCTGCTTGTAGACTTTGAATACTGATTCTAGTAATGAATTACCAAATGGATAGTTATTGTCTAGACCTTCTGATAAACTTAGGTGTACAATGTGTTTAGCATCAATGGCTATTTCTTCTTGTGTGGTACTAAAACGTGTGCCAGTCTGCTGAGGAGCAGCACCAACCATACCTCGACCAAATCCGCCACCACTCACATACGATCCAGACCCAGCTGGTGTTTTATTTGTATTGGCCAATATTGAAGTTGCTACTAGATCTCTAAAATTAAAGTTTATATCACGAACTACGTACTGTTCGGGCTTTTTGCCTTCTGATTCGTTGACAATAATTTTTACAATTTTACTAGGATCAACATAGTACCATTTTTGTGTTTCTGGATCTTTGATAAAAAACACGTCGCCATATTTGAAAACGTTACGCACAATACGGAACATTCTTGTTTCAAACTGTTGTGAGCGTGTCCACTTTTGAAGACCGTCTTTGAGGATTTTAACTTCAGTCGATGTTGGTTGACCTTTGAAATTAATCTGAAATGCTGTGTTATTTTCTCTATTAGCCTGTGTACAAAACTCTGCTAGAATATCTAAAGCAGCATTGACTTCGCTGTCCATGTCCATGGTTTCGTACTGCATGTATCGTTCAACACGATTGGGTGTTCCTGCATAGACATCCGGTAAGAATGACGAATAGTTTGAACGTGCGGGCCCTGGGCGACTACCATTGCCTAATGGGCTCATAGTTCCTGCTTGTTTACCTACCGGTACAGGCGTAAAATATTTTTTCCAACTCAATTTATTCTCCAGTGCTTGACTTAGGTCATCGCCATCAGTTTAGAACGTTCCAATCTAACATCTTCTTTAGCCACAGATATCATTAGGCTAATGTTATTATTTAAACGATTTACTACATCTCTCACTGATATCTGAGTGCCCGCTCCTATGACATTCTGTAATTGTTTTGGGGTAACAATAGCTTCTTTGCCGTGTAGTGTTGCTCGTGTACCTTTGCCAAAATTAGCAAACAATGAACCAAATTTGCCCAATGTTCCAGTGTTCATTCCTAGATACGTGTTTGGATATTCTATTCGAAGTCTTTCTAATTCACTTTTGTATTCTGGTCGTTGTTTTAATTGTTCAAATATAGGAAAATTCCTAGCCTTTGTTCTTTCAAACAGGTCAGGATCTGATAATACTCGCTTTAATGGCTTTTTGCCCTGCCCGATTCCAGGCAGATGCGTCATATCAATTAGATTTAGCAGTGCTTCACGTTCTAATAAAGATAACCCACCAAATTTTTCAGGGCCTGGATCTAAAGGTGTTAGGCCTATCGAAGCCCTTCTTTCTCTTTCTACTAAAATTGCTTCAATGACATCTGATCTTTTTACATCCTCTGCTGATGAACTCGCAGCAAACTCGCTATCTAAAGATTGAAAATATCCCGAAGCGCCTCTTTTTAGACTTTCGATAAAATAATTTTTGCCGCCAGCATTAACTTTTAGAGGCTCTATTGTCTCATCTTTTGTATCTGCGTCTGACTCGGTAGCACTTTTCATCCCAGGCTGAATTGTCTTTCTAAGATTTTCCGTAATTTTTGTTCCAATTTTATCTGCTTTCTGTTTATATTTGTCTGGGTCGTCTATCAAACCAATTCGTTGAGCAAATCTTATTGCCAAGTCCGGAGCTAGCTCTTGTAATGATGCTCTAATAAAGTAGTTAATTTGAAGCTTTAAGTAGTCCATCATCAGATAAAATGTGTCACCCATCATTGTAATCCCTTCCCGAGAAGTTATATTAGAAAAGAAGTTTTTTATGTATGGTAGTGAATCTCTAGCAATTGTTTGTAATTGTTTACCAAAGTCATTGATCATTTCAGGAATCATTGCTATTTTAAATTCTTTGGCTAGATCTTTAAACACAGGCAGCAACGTTTTCATAAACGACTGTTGTACTCTCATCACAGCACGTTGGAACTTTCTTAACGTATCGGAAAAAGCATCAGCATCTTTTTGTTCTTTTTTAATAGCTTCAATCTGTTTTATAAATTGTCCTCGAAGATCATCAGATAGTTTTCCTTGCCGCACTAGGTATTCCATCACTGGTGTTAGAGCTTTAGCTGTTTTTTTGGCCTGCTCATTGCCAGCGGCAGCAGCTTTTAGTAACGGATTTAATCGATCAACTGCTCCTTTAGCATTAGCTAATTGATCTCCTAACATACCATTAACTGCCTTATCGAATACCTTAGGGTCAATGTCTTTGGTTTTAGCTAGTCGTTGAATTTCACCAATTGCTTTATCAAAGTCTGGTCCTAATGCTATAGACAAAGCTAGAGCAGTATCATTCATGGTTGTTACATTTAAGTGCCTAGCCTTAAACAATTCTGCTCCGTCTGCTCCAAAAATCATAGCAAATCCGTTAAGAGCAGTTTCCATTCTTATTTGTTGTTGGTCGCCTAACTTACCAACACTCAGTTGATATGAAATATCTTGACTAGCAGCAGCAGCAGCTTTCAACCTATCAACTCGACTTTTACCTGTGAGTTTTGTATACACGTCTAACTGACTAGCATAGGCCAGGAATTGTTTGCTAGTAGTGTTATATTCGTGTTCTTGAAATGCTTTTCCTCTTCTAGAACTCCAATTAAAATCAAGTAGTAGTTCGTTTTGTTGTTGCGAAGTGTATCCCATTTTGTCAAGAATGTCAGAGACCGCAGAGTTCTCCATAAACATTGCTTCTGACATTCTTGAAAAATTTCTCATGCCTGAAGTAACAGTGCCGCCTCCAAAAGCCATTATCTTTTCGCTGTTTTCAGAAATTAAGTTTATGAGCTCATCAGTACCTAATCCCATGCGTAGAGCAGATTCTTTGAATTCAATCATGTCATTACCAAAAGTTGCTCCGTATTTGGTTGCCTGTTTAAGATCATCGTTCCACGATTCAAGTATTGATATAGAAGTAGTAATGATTGAAGCAAACCCACCAAGAGCATCGCCTACAATTGGAAGTTTCTTAATTACGTCTTGTTCTAAAAATTTACTGTACGCACTGAGTTTATCTTCACCCCGTGCTAGCATCGAAGTAAAATTTTTGCCGGCAGTAACAGTGTTAACTAACCCAGCAGCCAAGGATGAAAATGCTTTTGATGCTGACGTTAGAACTTTATTAGTAGCTTTTATAGTATCGTCTGTGTCGCCGATAATATTGTTATCGCCGCCGGACATATTGTTATATGCCAATACTATCTCGCGAAGAGTTGCTTCAGAAGCAGCATTGTTTATAACACCGGATCCTAGACTACTGCTATAGTATTCTACTGTATTTTTTGCCATTATGCTATGTTAACCTGATTTTTTTCTATATACGACAATTGCGATCTAGACAAGCTAGTACGTTCTGCCATGATGTTTGCTAATCTTTGAAAATTTCTATCTAACGATTCTAACATTTCTGTAGTAGCAATGTTACCAGCACCAGCTATCACTGAATTCATCTGTCCAGGAGTCATTACTGCTTCTATATCATCTAGTATTACATCAGTACCTGCTCCAAAGTCTTTAAACAGCGAACCGTATTGACCTAATGTTCCTGTCGAATGTGATTTCATATACTTACTAGGATCTACCGGTGTTCCGTTATACGTTGTTTCCCAATGAAGATGAGGTCCAGTAGACTTCCCAGTGTTGCCAGTATAACCAATGTGTGTTCCTTCTTTGATTATAGTACCTTTAGGAAACGATTCTTGTAATTTAAAAAGTTTGTCGCCTACTGGATCCATGTGAGCTAATAAACTTTCTATACCAGTTTTCTTATCAGTTATTCTTACGTAATGTCCCCACCCTTTTTCATGTCCATAAAAGATGCTTCCACCATGGGGAGCAAGAATATGTTCACCAATTTCTGCTCTATAGTCAAGAGCATCATGCGGTCCATTTAGTCGATTTTCTCCAAACGGACTAGTCATTTTTCTATCTTTCATATTTGCTAAAGGATCACCAAATTTTTGAATATTAGCTGCTGCCATTTGTTTAATAGCCGCTTGGGATCTTGAAACTGAATCCGAAGATACTCCTCTAGGTCTGTTTTCGCCGTCGGATGATTTGCCTGGAAGGGTATAATCTGATGGAAGTCCCTTGTGTCTTGTTTGACTTTGTTTTTTCTCGTAAGCATCAAGTGATTCGCCTAATTCTTTATTCATGTCAGCTGAAAGCTTTTCTGCATTCTGTAGTCCTAGAATACTTTTCATGTAGTATTTGAATTTGATGCCCATGGTATCGAAAAAATATGCTACTTCATTCCATATAAAATCTCTACCGTTTTCGTCTCCTAGATATTTGAAAAAAGTAATAACATCAGGCAGATATTTTTCTACTGAATCTTTTAAGAAAATACCAAATTGTCTAACTTTACCTGGCAGGTCTTTACTTTCTAACTCAATTGCTAGATCGTTTAATAGTGGAAGAAATGCCTCCATCAACTGAAATTTTAAATTCTGCATGGCCATTTCAAAGTCATTTAGAAATTGTGTTAACGCTTCTCTTTCTTTGGTTTCCACTCTAGCCTTAGCAAACATTTCTCGCAGCTTAGGTTCAGTTATTTTTGTAATGTCACCATGTTTGTTCAGCTGTTCTAATATTGGTTGAATCGCACGTCTAAACTTATCAGCATCACCGTATCCAACGGCAGCAGCAGCCAGCATATTCTCTATGCCGTTGGCAGTTTTAGCCGAAGCAAGCATAGATTTAATCAGTTTATCTTCAGTTTGGGCAGTATATTGTTCAATGCTAGCTGTACCATTTTTAGCAGAAGATATAGATTCCCTCATATTCTTAGTCAGCTGTGGCATTAACACCATTAAATTTTGAGCATCTTCGTTGCCTGGTGGCATGCCTAGGAACAAAGCCTTGAATAGTTCAGCACCCGATTCACCGTACATGGTAACATAGCTGGCCAATGCAGTTTGAATCTTTTCTCGTTGGGCGCCTCCCAACTTGGCCAGTTCCATTTTAAAAACAATGTCTTGATTTGCCACAGCCATTTGACCTTCAAGTTGCTTAACTGTCTTTCCGGTCAAATATCCCATTTGAGTTAGATGTAGTTGAAATCTTTCAAATGATATTAACAGATCTGCGTCCGACCGTCTTTCATCACGCATACCCATACCAGCAATATCAATGTATCTTATAAATGCTTCGTTGACATCTTTGGCACTGTAACCTATCTGTCGTAGACTTCTAGTTGCAAGACCACCTTCGCGATTTAATAGTTTTGATAGTCTACTAAATCTTTCAGCACCTTCTGTTACAGTCTTGCCAAGATTCAACATCACAGGCGAATGGGCAGATATCATACGCATAAAGTCATCTAGATCCATTGCTGATGATGTAGCAGCTTTTGATGCTCTTAGAATACTGTTACCAAAAGTAGCACCGGTTGCTGTTCCTAATTTTAGACTTTCGTTCCATTCTTCTAAAACTTCAATACCATCGTTTAGTAGTCCACCAACGCCACCTAGTAGTCCACCAAAAATTGGAAGTTTAGATATTACTTGATCGTTAAGAGTTCGTGTGTAGGCACTTAGTTTAGTGTTACCAGTAAGTAACATAGCACCCATGCTACCTACCGCACCAATAGCGTTGCCAATTTGATTGCCTAGCCCGTCGGCTAATTTAGCCATAGTATTTGAACTTTTACGCATTTTAGCAGCAGGCGATGCTCCGCCACCTGCGCCGCCACCTGCGCCGCCACCACTACCTCCGCCACTGTTCTGTTTTATTGCCGCCAACAGTTCACGCATAGTAGCTTCGCTAGCTATGTTGTTAAGTACTGTGCCGTCCAATTGACCGCCAAGAAATTCTACTGTTGTTTTTGCCATGTTGTTTGATTACCGGAATTGAAATACCATAAAATCTGCGTATATAAATATCATGCTACATATATTTATAGGTGGAAAACATGGCAGATTTTGATTCAAACAAATTTCAAGGGCAGGCTCCTGCTCCTCAACAACCAGCTACAGCGAACCCGCTAGCTAGCTTTTTTAGGCAACCAAAAATTTATGTTTCGCTGCCTTCCAAAGGCGAATTTTATGCAGAAGGATCATTAGTAAAAACTCCCAACAACGAGTATCCTGTATTTGCTATGACAGCTAGGGATGAACTGTTGTTTAAAACTCCTGATGCGTTAATGAACGGAATTGCTACTAAAGAAGTTATTACCAGTTGTATTCCTAACATTTTGGACCCGTGGAAAATTCCTAGCTTAGATGTCGATGCTGTATTGTCAGCAATACGTATTGCTACCTACGGTGAAGAGATGGAAGTAACTGTACGTTGTCCAAAATGTGAAAATGTCAACGACGCTGTTGTTGACCTACGCACTGTTTTAGATAGGCTTAACAAAATACAATTCGATACCAAAGTCGAAATTGGTAATGAAATGGTTGTGCATCTACGCCCGATGACCTACGAAGAAATTACCAAGACAGCACTCAAAGCATTTGAACATCAACGTATCTTTACAGTGATCAACGATGACTCCATTGACGAACACGAAAAATTAAAAATGTTCCAAGAAAGTTTTATCAAACTAACTGACCTTACTATTGACACAGCGGTAAGATGTATTACCAAGGTTGAAAGTGCTGCTGGTACTACAGAAAATCCAGAGTTTATCAAAGAGTTTTTACAAAAAACTGACAAGAGCGTGTTTGATCAAATTAATATTGCTGTCAGTAAGACTAGAGAAACTGGCAACCTCAGCAGTTTCCACAGCAAATGTCAAAAATGCGAACACGAATGGGAAGTGGAGTTAACCATGGACCAATCGGATTTTTTCGACAAAGGCTTTCGACGTTAAGTATCCCTGAGATATTAGCCGAGTCGAAAGCCCTTGACGATCAAGCAAGGCAAATTAAATTAGAAGCCATGCGGTCAGTTTGGTACATGCGTGGAGGATTGTCTTTTGCTGAAGCTATGAATCTCAGTTGGGACGAAAGAGAACTTGTCCTTGAGATAGTCAAGGACAATATGGATGTTACTAAAAGTTCTGGATTACCGTTCTTTTAACGAGCACTCATAGCTTTGAGGATCTGTAGTACCTGAGTTTTTTGTGTAGGATCCATCTTTAAAATTTCACCAAACGCACTAGACATCACACCCATATACTCACGAGTTAATGGGGTTCCAGACATGTATCCTGTAATAGCTTTCTTTAATTGATTAGGATCTATCCCAGGCAACATGGCAGTTAGCTTGCCGTAATTGAGATTGCCTTTGGTCTGTGTCTTGGCATCATCACCGCCTTTAATACCTCGTTTTAACCCAGCCATAAATCCCTGTCCTGAATCATCACCGGCTGCGTCGTCAGCAGCAGCGTTGCCGCCTGATTGGCTAATGTCTTGGGCTGAAGCACCTTGACCGCCGATGACCGCATCAAGTTGTTGTCCCATTTTGGCTTTAAGAATATCAGTAACTGCTGCTTTGATAATACTGTCTACTGTTGAATTCTTAAGTTCCACTTCGTCAATGATTGTTTCACTAACTGGGTTATATCGTAATCCTGCTAATTGAGCAATGCGTGATAATTCACCAATGCTCTCAGCCGATTTGTTCTTTTTTCCTTTAGGAGGAACTTCATCAGCGGGCGTCTCAGGAGCACCTGGAGCTGCTGTATCAGCGGGCGTCTCAGGAGCACCTGGCTCAGCGGGTGTCTCAGGAGCAGCATCACTGCTTGGATCTGCTGGAACTTCTATCGTACCAGTAGGTTCAATTCTATCTGTCCCAAGTTCTTTGGCAATATCACCAGTTGCTGCACTACCCGATGCCATAGCTGCTTGTTTTAACGCAGCTTCGGCTCCTGCTGTAGGAAAACCGTTGGATTTTAAAAAGGCAATTAACGCCTCCGAATTAGGTTTTTGGTCCGTTTGACCTAGATAAAAGTCAAATTGTTTTCTAAGGCCATTAGCATACTTGGCCATGTCAAGAGCACCTTTAGCAGAACTACTTCCAAACTTAGAAGCAATACCTAGACCAGCCCTTTTTAACATACCTACAGGTGCTTCAGATATTTGTTGTTGTTGTTTTTGAGATAATATATCAGTAATTTTCATTTAGAGATAATCCTAAGAATTTAATGTAATTATTTATATGTTTGATAGCGAGCAATGCTCGCTTGTGTCTATCGCTAACGCTCAGACACATTTTTACTAGAATTAACTGCGAAGCAGTTTAAATATTATCCAGATCGTTCAGTCACACTTTGCCCAGGACGGGCAAAGAAAAAACATTATCCGAGTCGAACAATATCACTTAGCGTTACAGCATTACAGTGGCGGTCATCCTGTACCACGAGCTGCGTCTTTATATGACGGCAATTATTAAATCAACGCTAACTGATTCAATAATCCGGGGATTCTCTCCCCTCATTTTAGCCTATATTAACTCTATTCAAACAGCGAAACCGCAGGCATTTTGCGATCGTGGTCCTGTTAAGGATACTTGCTGAGCCGTCTGCTACCAAACAGACTTACCTTACCGCCACACATCAGAGCGGATTTTGGACACTATAACAGTCGCCAGTGCGGGCTTTTTTGGCAGTTATTTTGCCTTTGATTGTTCTAAAAGACGCTGTCTAAGTATATTTGAACCGCCTACTCTGACGTTTATAATGCCGTTATAGTAGTCGTCGGATTCTAAAACCCTACGTTCAAATTGCTCTCTTGCCTCTAGATATGATAGTTCTGCCTTAGATTTACAAAGATAAAGTATTTCTCTTGTGAAGTTTTCCGGACCTAATGCTTGGACGTCTGCGTTTAACCTATCAGATGAACCCCAGTATTCGCGCCAATCGCTTTCTACTGTGCTTCTTCTTTTAAGTTTTTTGCCTTTGAGTGGTGGTTTAGTACGTTTGAATTGAGCTAATTTCTTGCCTATGTACTTCTGTCCGGTGTGTAGATTCGTGATGATGTAAACAAAGCCAATGTAGCCTTCTGGTATTTCTTCTACGGGTTGATTTTGATATGTCCACAGCACTCACTTAGTTATTTTTGGGGGTCTGCCTAGCTGGCCTTTTCTGGCTGCTTTACGTTGTTGCCTTTTTTCTTGTATTTCTACTCGCCTAATTGATGCTTCGTTGCGTATTTCTGATAGCCAATATCGTGCCTTTATGCCTGCTTCATTAGAGCCTTTGTATTCAAAGCGGTCTTGCCACTTGAAATATTCCTGAAACGCTTTGATCATACGATCATGTGCTTCTGTACTCATTCTACTATTTCTACATCCGTTGAGTAACTGGTAAATCCGTTTTCTTTAATGACCTTGAGCACATGATTTACACGACTGGTTAGGTCGTCTCTGTGTGAGATTAGGAACACATTCTTGTTGCGTTCACGAGTCATCTTCTTAAGTACAGCAATACTTGATTCAACACCGCTGGAGTCCATGCCCGAATCTACTAGTTCGTCAATGAACAACAAGTTGATAGGGTGGTATAGGTTCTCCCACACGTCACGGAACGCCCACGACATAGATAGAATCAATCTATTACGCTCACCTCTAGACAGATTATCAAAGTCTAGGTCTTGGCCCAGCTGTGTAATCAACACACTTAGGTCATTTTGGAACTCAACAATATGTGGCAAGCCAATCTTATCAAGATAATACGTCAGTCTTTGGTTTAAGAATGATAAATTTTGATCAATAATACGTTTTCTTACAAAACTATCTTTGTTGGTTAATAGTTTGTACAAGAACTCTTGATGATCCTTAACTCTTGTAAGATCGTTGACAGAATCCCAGTTAATTTCCTGGACAGCAGTGTTCTTTAGTTCTTCAATCTGTTCGCTGTAGGGATTAGTTTCTACTTCTTTGACAGCAATTTCTTTTTCTAATCCAGACAACGTGTTCTTGTGATTAAGTGCTTCTTCTAGATTGTCATAGCTGACCTGCGGACATGCGTTTAATTCACCTAGCATGGTCAGTGCTTCTTTGAGAGAATCAAGTTCGTTTTGATGATCGGTAACAGCTACCAAGCTATCTTCTACTTGTTTTGATTTAGTAGATACCATTGTTTCATGTTTGTCGTCATGAATCTCTTGTCCGCAGCTATGACACTTGTGTTCGGCAAGCAATAACAGTTCTTTCTCAAGTTTATCAAGAGTCTTTTGTTCTTTTTCTAAACTAGAAACCTGTTTAGCAACCATCGCTGTGAGATTGTCATGCTCTTTCTTATTCTTTGTCCACTCTACCAGGGCACGTTGATTGCTGATCTCGTGATCAATGTCGATGGTACTGAGTACATCGATGCTCTTTCTAAGATTTTCTAGAGCTTTTTCTTTTTGATCTTCCCACATCTTCTGTTTGCGTTCGATGCTTTCAATACTTTGTTGTATCTTTTCGTTGGATACCTTAACAGTTTCAATTCTAGTGTTTTCAGTAGCAATAGCATCTTTGGTAATCTTAATTTGATTTTTAAGATTTTCAGCTTTTTCAGACAATTGCGTAATACCTAGCAACTGTTCAATGATGTTACGCTGATCTGCTGCCTTCATAGACAGAAACGGTTCGGTGTAGGTGTTTAGTGCCACAAGATGTTTAAACATATCGTGGCTCATTGACATCATTTCTTCAATGGCTTTTTGTGTTTCTCTAGAATCACCTTGACTTTCATCTAGGTCTTCGAGTGCTTGTTCTTGGCCATTAATACTAAACTTTAAAAGATTAGGCTTACGGCCTCGTTCAATATGATATTCAGTGCCGTCCTTTTCAAAAGTAACTGTACACAGCATGCCTTTGCCGTTGATCTTGTTAACTAGATTGTCTTTCTTAATGTTGGTCAACGCCTGTCCGTAGATAGCATAGCTAAGACCGTTGATAATAGTGGTCTTACCTGTGCCATTACGAGCTCCACTGTCATCCCCGCCTAGGTCCATGTTCTCGCCAAGTACCAATGTTAGTTGGCCTTTGTCAAAATCAATAGCTTGGGTTTGATTGCCTACACTCATAAAGTTTTTAACTGTTAGATTCTTAATTTTAATTGTCATAGTTCTCTATAAATGTTCAGCAAAAGTTTTTTGTCGTAGGAGTCGCTTTCAATAGCATCAATTTGATTCATAACAATCGTATCAACTGATTCAAAGTTGATATCAATGGGCACTGCTGACCCTTCAACTTCTACTTTTTCCGGAATTAACATTAGCTCTCGCAGTTTATATTCCGGAATAAATTGTTCTTTGATAAAATTAGCTTCTTCAAATGTAATAGGCAAGTCGATGGTAACTCGGCAGTGCATTTTTTGTCGCAGTAACTCTTTTGGAGAATCGATGATCTGACTTAGTTTGTAAGTTCTGTAAGTAGGTTGTCCAGGCCATGATTTGTACACTGGAGCAGAACCCCACTCTAGGATCATCATGCCTCGATCATCATCACCCGCATCGGCATAGTTGTGTGGAAAAGCATTACCAATATAGGTAATGTTGCGTCCTGTTTGACGTTTGTGGAAGTGGCCACTAAACACATACTCTTGATTAACAAAGTGTGTACTTTGTAACTGTCCATGATCAGGCATTTGAACCATAGCGTTCATATAAAAGTTAGGCAATTCAAGATGCCCAAAGATATATCGACTTTTAATTTTAGAAACTTTAGTCCATTCGTCTCCTACAAGCCACGGTAAGATAGTTACATCACCTTCTGTAAGTGGTTCTTTAATAGGCACAACATTAGGAAACAATCGCATAAACTCGATGGAGTTAATTTCACGCTTGTCTTTATAAAATAAATCGTGATTGCCTAATATAAAATAGACTTTTTCAAAACTAGCACTGAGTTTTTCTAAATTACTAACAGTATAGTTCATAGTACTAACATCAGTGGTGCTTCTATTGTGATGCCAGTCGCCTAGAAAGATTGCTGTTTCACAACCTTCTGCCCGTGCGGTATTACAGAACCAATTTACAAATTCTTCGCAATCTTGATTGTGTGTACGACTACCGCTTTTAAGTCCAAAATGTATGTCGGTGAAACAAGCTACTTTTTTAAATAGATTCATAGATATATTATACTATAGTTAATGGAATAGATCAATCCCAATCACCGCCTTCGGTGACCACGGGACCAGATACTGCTCCACCCCCACCTCCGCTACCGCTGTTCTGTCTAGTCCAGCTTGGATTCATACCATTCATTTCGAGAATGTCGTCTCGAATGTTTTGATTGCGTTTTTCAATGTTGATAATTCTAACGAATGAATTAGTGACAGCAGCAGTATAGTAAGCAAAAGGATTATTAGATTTACTCTCATCAAATTGTAGTCCTATCTGAGTTAGTTGAAGAATGGCCTGACCACGCATTTCGTCATTGTAGGTATATCCACGAACGTTACCACGGGTAGCATATCGTTCACAGAGTTTGATAAACATACGAGCTAGGTCATTGGTCATTTGACCGTGCTCTTTACAAAACTCCCCAGTTGCTAAATCGCCTTTCCAATGACTTTTGCCCACACATATTAAGTTGTCATTGTCGTCAAACTTCCAATGTTGGAAAGGAGGAAAGTTTACTTTCTCATGACTGTCGGCAGTACTCTTAACTGTCTTTTTTCTCCCTGGTGCTAGTGGAATATGATCAAAGGTCATAATTCGAAATACTAAGCTGTGTTTTGATATTTTTTTATAATCAATTTCTGAATCTTTAGCAGATGCTTTTTTATTAGTTCTTTGAGCAATTTCGTGTGCTTTTTTGCTGTCTTTAGTAGCACGAAAGCGTTTGGCTTCTGCGATAGTTCTTATATTAAGTTTGGCAAGATTAGGCAGAATTAAATCATAATCTTGATATTCAGGTTGCGTATAAGAGCAAAATGTATTTTTACTTCTGTGTATTTCTGCTAGTAAGTCCTTGTTTGTTAAGTACTTTACTTTTGGTGGTTGTTGTATCATCTAATGAGTCCTCTGTAAATATAATAATAGCACATTTTTAATCAAATAAATAGTCTAAAGGATACCAAATTATGCCATTGCCTCTGAATACAGAAACCACGATAGGCGGAGTTTCCGTTGTAGTTAGATCTACACCGGAGAAAGCCTCCGGAAATAATTCTAGATCGAATGATCGAGCACCGTCGGGTGCTGACCTAGCAGTGAGTTCTTATAGTGGTCCCAGTGGTAGTAGTAATTTATCCAATAGCCGCAAGGGCAGAAATCTTCCTGACTTTAGCGGCCTAGACAAAGCTCTAGGAGTACTAGGAGCCGCTATTGCTCTTAGTGATGGCATTAAAGGTTTGTGGAGTGCTGGTCAAAGTATTTTTCAACGAGCTCCAACATTAACAAACGCTAAAAGTATTCAAGAGAATGCTAGAGCAGCGGCAGCGTCCGCACCGTCTGAACAACTACAGATATCAAAGACCAATAGTAAGGATTACAGAGTAAAAATTAACACAAACTTTACTGTGTTTGGCACAGATAACTCATACTTTAGCCTTTTACAAAATACCGACGGGGTAGTGTTTCCTTACACGCCAACAATTAGTGTAACATACAAAGCAAACTACACAGCATCTGAAGGCATTGTTCACAGTAATTTTCCTTTTCAGTCTTATAAAAACAGTCAAGTAGAAGATATTACAATACAAGCAGATTTCACAGTACAAAATAACCAAGAGGGTCTATACTGGCTAGCTGTCATGAACTTTTTTAGATCAGCAACAAAAATGTTTTACGGAGCATCAACTCCGCAGGGCTTTCCACCAGTGGTGTGTTATTTGTCAGGTTACGGAACTATGATATTACCCGAGGTTCCTGTTATTATAAAATCGTTTCAAACAGATTTTAAAGACAGTGTTCAATACATTGAAGTAACCGCATTGGACGGTAGTACTCAGTTTGTGCCAACAGTAAGTACTGTTACGGTAACAGTTAGTCCGATGTACAACAGAGAGTTAACTCGCAAATTTGATCTAAACAAATTCGCCAAAGGCGGATTACTAGGATACCTATAATGGCCACATATCAAAATACTTCCCCATGGTATATAACAGAACAAAATTCTTTATATCTAGACATTTTAAAAATACGTCCAGTGCCAGCTGACACTCGTGATACTAATTACATTATAGAAACCAAATACAAAAATCGTCCAGATTTATTATCGTACGATCTCTACGGCACACCAAAATTATGGTGGGTGTTTGCTCAAAGAAATATGTCAATAATAAAAGATCCAATATATGATTTTGAACCAGGTGTTGAAATAAAAATTCCTCAACAAAATTTTTTAATATCATATCTAGGAATTTAATATGACTGTTTCTATTCGAGGCCTAGCAAACAAAAACGATCAAGCTGCTATAGACATTAGCAGTGTGCGAGCTGAAAATCAAAAAACTGCGTTTGGCGCCTGCGAAGATAATATTTTAAAATCTTACTCAAATGTTACCTACAGATGGACCCTAGCACCCCTCACTCCAAAACAAGTAACACAGCTTCAGACAGGCATTGGTATTGGCAGTTTAAACCCTGGGCTAGCTAATATTGTAATATGTTCCGGAGGCGGTAGAGATGCTGATCGAGCAGCAACAATTTACGGATCACCAGAATATTTTATTGACAACGTTGAAATTAATACACTGGCCACTCCAACTAAAGAATCTGGCTTGTCTGGTAATCTTACCATGAACTTTGATGTAATTGAACCGTATAGTCTTGGATTGTTTATTCAAAGTTTACAAGCAGCAGCACTTAGATCAACTTACACCAACTATCTAGAGTGTACATGGTTAATGCAGGTTGATTTTTTTGGTGTAGCTGTAAATGGGGGTCGTGAATACATTCCTGATGCGACCCGACTTTATACACAAAAATTACAACAAATATCTTTTGTTGCCACAGAAGCTGGCAGCAAATATCAAGTTAAAACTTTAGATTTTAATCTTGAAGCGTTTAATAATGTCTATGGTACATTTCCAAGTGCTGCTAATTTTCAAGGAAGTAATGTCCAAGAAGCATTATCGAGTCTTGCTAAAGTATTAAATGATGCTCAGGCGCTGGCTGTAAAACAACAAATCATAACAATAGCAGACGAATATGAGATAGTTGTTAAAGAAGCTAACGGGATTCCTAGTATGGGCATGTTAGGTGACAGGATGAGAGTCTCAAAGTTTCCAGCAGCAACTTCAAGTGATAAATCATCCGGTTCGGCAAAAGATCCCGCTAAAAGTGCAGACGGAAGGGGAGCACCCGAATACGTTATTAGAAAGTTCACATATCCGCCGGATGACAAGAGACGCATTGTTGACATGATTAGAGAAGTAATGATTTCTTCAGAATTTATTACAACCGCTATTAAACCAGAAAATATTGATCCAGCCGACGGAATGATTAATTGGTATAGAATTAGCGTAGTAACAGAATACAAAGGTACAAACGCTGCAAAGGCAAATGTACAAACTGACTCTGTTCAAAATAGGCCTGCATATAAATTTACCTTTGTAGTTACTCCTTACAGAGTACATCATGGTGTGGCAAAAACACCACTGGGTCCAACGCTTGGAATGGGTAATAAAGGACTTAAATCCACAATTAAAAAGCAATACAATTATCTATATACTGGGCTAAATGACGATATAATTAAATGGGAGTTAAAGTTTGATAATACATTTTACACCTCAATACCTTTTGCTTCTACAGTTACTGAGAGAGATGTTGCAGGTGTTTTGGGAGAGCGGGCAGCAAAAGGCTCTGCAGTACCATCTAGCCAAGTCAGCAAATTAATAACCCATGCTGGGCGATTAATGAGAGACAAACCCGGATCGTATGTAAAACCTATGGGAGGTAGTACTGTTGATTCAGCTGACATTAGAACTGCTAGAGCATTTGAACAAGCAATAATGTTAGGCACAGAAATGATAACGTTGAATATGACAATTTTAGGTGATCCCTACTACCTATCGAAATCCGGAGCATTTTTAGAACAGATTGGAGCCACCGCTCCCGGCTCTCAAATTAACAACGATAAAACAATGGCATCGGAGTCAGGAGAAGTTAGGATATTTTTAAGATTTAGGACTCCAATTGACGCTCCAACTCCGGGTGGTGCTTTGTTTATTTTTCCTGCGTCTGGGTATTCTGACAGTCCGTTTGGCGGATTATATAAAGTTAGATCAGTAAAAAGCAAATTCCACGAAGGTGTGTTTACACAGGAATTGGATTTGTTTAGAGATAGAGGACAACAGCCCGAAGAAATACTTTCTTTGAGATCTGATCCAAGTGCGGTTTTTAATTCGGCCATTGTAGTTGACCCGCGTATTAACGGATACAACGGAAACGCTGCCCAAACAACACCACTGGCGGTGGTGTTAACCCCGGATACCGACGGACCTCCTCAACAATCAACATTTGGGCCTAAAGTTGAAATTGGCCCCGTAAATCCCGCTGCTAATCTAGCACCTGTCGCATTACCAGACTCACCAAATGGGGGAAGTCCTGTTTTCAAAACATTGCCAGATGGAAGTAAAATACGATATACTGATGAACTAAAAAATCAATTAGACAATGCTCAATAACAAGGATATAAATGTCAACAACGCATAGACAGAGTCAAGAAAAACATCAAGCAGGATTATCGCTGGGCCCCAGACTGGCCAAAGTTGTAGGACACAACGACGGCAACGATTTTATGGGAGGCCTATTAGTATCGTTGATCACAGCAGACCCTGCTGCAACTGGTGAAACTTCAAATGTTATTCCTGTAAAATATTGCCCGCCATTCTTTGGAGCCACCGGTGGATTGTACAATGGCCTTAACACGGGCAACGATCAAGCCTACAATGACACACAAAAATCATATGGTATGTGTTTTGTGCCACCAGATGTTGGTGTTACTGTATTAGTGATATTTGAACAAGAAACAGGTGAAGGATTTTGGATTGGGTGTGTACCAGATACCAACATGAATCATATGGTGCCAGCTATCGCAGCATCGGCTGCTACTGACATATCACCAACGCAAAAAAATGATTACGGCGATATCCCACTACCTGTAGCAGAATACAATCAAGTATTAGCTGCTAAAAATAAAAAATCATCAAGCCCAGAAGAAATTAAAAAACCAGTCCACCCTATAGCAGGTTTCATGTTAGAACAAGGACTGCTGGAAGATGACATCCGTGGAAGAACAACTTCTACAATGCGTAGAAATCAAACCCCGTCAGTATTTGGGATTCTAACTCCCGGGCCTCTTGATAAACGCCCCGGTGCTAAACGAGCCACCCAAGGAACGTCAAACGATAAAACTGATCCTTTACCAGTAAGTCGCGTTGGTGGTACCCAGTTAGTAATGGATGACGGTGATGATCGATTTATAAGAAAAACCCCAGCCAGCGAAGGTCCACCAGAATATGCCAACGCACTTAAAAAAGAAGCAGGCGATGTTCGAATCCCTATTAGTGAATACTTCCGTGTGAGAACACGCACAGGCCACCAGCTACTATTACATAATTCTGAAGATTTAATCTATATTGGTAACAGCAGAGGTACTGCTTGGATAGAGTTAAGCAGTGATGGAAAGATAGATATTTTTGCTGCAGACTCTGTAAGTATTCACACCCAAGGTGATTTTAATTTCCGTGCTGATAGAGATATAAATCTTGAAGCTGGAAGAAACATTAACACAAGAGCGGAAGGTGAATATAGGCAAGATATTGAAAAAGATTTTACATCGTATATCAACGGCAAAGTAACAAGCTATGTCGACGGTGATATACAAAATATTTTTAATGGCAATGTTGTAGAAACAATAGCACAGAATTTTGAAATAAAGGTAGGTGCTGACCACAAAATCAAAGTAGCTGCTAACAGTCATTTAACAGCAGGCGTTAGTGTATTCTCCACAGCAGGAGTTGACAGTCACTTTTTAAGCGGCAGCAAACATGTAGAATACGCTGAACGTATTGAAATAAAATGTGACCCGGCAACTCCGGCATTGCCACCATCACTAGCAGAAGCAGCAGCTAAACAAGAACGAATTTCTTTAATTGATATCGATCTTGTTGATGCTTCACAAAAGTATGTTGATACTCGATATCAATCAACCGAAACAATAAAGAGTATTATGAAAAGGGTTCCTATGCATGAGCCTTGGTATCAGCATGAAAACGTTGATCCTCAAAAATATAAGTTTGACATGACTGATCGAGATGCGTAAGGAGAATAATAATGGCCAATAAAATTTATAATGTAACACGGATTGAATCTTCAACAGCGTCTGTTGGCGATAATAGAGTTGATGGGCTGTTTGCCTACAAGGGATTCAACAGCAGGGTTATTAAACAACGATTTAAGCTCTACGATATTGATTTAATTAAACAAGATTTATTAAATCACTTTAATATTAAAAAAGGCGAAAAATTAGAAAATCCAGATTTTGGAACTATAATTTGGTCAATGATTTACGAACCAATGGATGATGCTGCTATACGGACAGTGTCAGAAGATGTACAACGAATTGTCAACTCTGATCCACGTACAGCAGTTGAAACTCTCAAAGTTGATGCTACTGAACAAGGGCTCAGAATAGAAGTAGGGCTGCGATATGTTGATTTTAATCAAGTAGAAATAATGTACTTGAACTTTGATAAATCTAGCGTTCCTAACAGTACTCCTAGATAATATGCGTACATTTTTATTCAAATAAATACTGTACAGGACACGTTAATGACAACTACTACTAGACAAAATAATTTAATTCTTGCCGAAGATTGGACAAGAATTTACCAGACCTTTAAAAATGCTGACTTTAAATCCTACGATTTTGAGAATCTTCGTAGGGTTATGGTTGCTTACATTAAAGAAAACTATCCCGAAGATTTCAATGATTTTATTGAAAGTTCTGAATTTATTGCGTTAATTGACCTAATAGCATTCCTTGGTCAAAGCCTAGCATTCCGCATTGATTTAAACAGTCGCGAAAACTTTATTGAACTAGCTGACAGAAAAGAAAGTGTTCTGCGATTAGCTAGAATGCTGGCCTACAATGCCAAGCGAAATCAATCAGCATCAGGGTTATTAAAGTTTGAAAGCGTAAGCACTACAGAGGATTTGATCGATAGTAACGGTACTAATCTAGCAAGACAATCAATCGTATGGAACGATCCTTCAAACTCGAATTGGTATGAGCAATTTATACAAGTACTAAACGCCGCCATGATTGAAAACGTTGAGTTTGGCAAAGACCAAGCTAACAAAACTATAGATGGTATTAGAACTGAACAGTATAGATTAAATTCTTTTTCTACAGCAGTTCCTGTGTTTTCATTTGGTAAAATTGCTGGTGGAAGAAATACTACATTTGAAATATTAAGCACGGGGATTGGTTCATCAGAATTTATTTTTGAAGAAGCTCCGCTACCGGGTCGTCAGGTAGGGTTTGTTTACAGACAAGACGGAAAAGGAACTGCGAGTATCAACACTGGTTTCTTTATGATCTTTAAACAAGGATCACTAGAGAGTGCTGAATTTTCTATAACAGCACCGACACCTAATGAAATAGTGTCAATTGCTACTCAAAATATCAATGATTCAGATGTATGGTTATATTCGTTAGACGCATCGAGGACGTTGACTAATTATTGGACCCCAGTCGGATCTGTGGTTGGTAACAACATAGTTTACAATAGTTTAAACAGTAATCAACGAAATGTATATTCTATCATAACTCAATCTGATGATGCAATTGATCTACAATTTTCAGATGGCGTTTACGGAAATTTACCGCAAGGCGATTTTAGGGTTTATTACCGAGTAAGCAACGGTTTCTCGTATGTAATTCCGCCCAACGACATGAAGAACATCTCAGTTAGTATACCTTATATCAATGCTAGGGGTATTCAACACACCCTAACTATTTCGTTAGGACTAGAATACACTGTTGAAAACAGTGCTCCGTCGGAGACTATTGATTCTATTAGATCAAAAGCTCCTGCGATATATTACACACAAAATAGAATGATCACCGGAGAGGATTATAACCTTGCTCCTTTATCATCATCTCAAGAAGTATTAAAAGTCAAAGCTATAAACAGAACCAGTAGTGGTATTAGCAGAAGCTTTGACATTATCGATGCTTCTGGAAAATATTCTAAAATTAATGTTTTTGCTGATGACGGCCTTGTCTATAGAAAAGACGAAGAACGAAATTATTCGTTCAAATATTCTAACAAAAATGTAGTATTAAATTTTATTAGAAATACCATACAGCCAGCATTATCGTCATTTCAAACTTATAATTTTTATCTAACAAATTTTGATAAAATTTTTACAGCTGACGTCAATGTTAAATGGATTAAATCGACCACCGAAGAAAACGCATCAACCGGTTTCTTTGGTAATGTGTTTGACAGTTTTCCTATTAAAGTAGGCACATATACAACAAGTAATCTGCGTTATATTGAAATTGGTGGATTGGTTAAATTTATTCCTCCGAGTGCTAGTCAAGCATTTTATAGAGGCGAATTAGTTAACTATGATCCTGCTAACAAAGACCATAAAAAATTCGTATGGACCAAGATAGTAAAATTAGTAGGGGACGGTACTAACGCAGGTAAAGGTAATTTAAATTCCGGCAAAGGTCCTATTACATTTAGTGAAGTGATTCCAACAGGGTCGTTACCTTCACAAGTTGTATCTAAATTTGCGTCAACTATTCCAACCGATATTGAAAATGAAATTTTAAATCTTACTTTTAGTAATGAAACATTTGGCCTACGTTACGATGTATTAGCAGGCGAGTGGACAGTTATTAGTTCAACAAACGTTGATCTAGAAAACAATTTTAATCTAGGTCAAGCAGGCGATTCGACAAATACCAACGTTGATAGCTCTTGGTTAGTTGCGTTTGTTTACGACGGTGACGAATATAGAGTACGAGTTCGCGGCACAGAATACATTTTTTCAAGCGTATCTCAAAATAGATTCTATTTTGATCGAGGAGAAAAAGTTTACGACAGTCGTGCTAGAACATTAATAAAAGATCAAATAAAAGTGTTAGGTATCAATGAGTCACCGCAGAGTTCCATTGCCACAAATATAGAACTTGCTGACGCAATACTAGCACTAAGGAATTCAAATCCGTTGTTTACAGCATCTGATGTTTTAAGTATTGTTGATAGACAACAAACATTAAAAGATAATATTTCTTTTGAAATTGCCGATTCGGTAAGATATCAAGACGGGTATAAGAGTGCTGATTCTATCAAACTTTCTTTTTACGACAGTGACGATGACGGAGTCATTGACAATCCAGATTCTTTTGATGAGATAGTAGGCATCGACCTATTAACAAAATATATTTTCTTCCAACAGGTACAGGATGAAAATGGATTTGATGTGTTTAACTATGTTCCAAATATTAACAATCGTTTCGTAATCAAAGACAAAGAGATTAATGTTAATGTCAACGAATACGATCACAATCAGTTGATTTATTTTTATGACCAAGGCGAAAATATCATCAAGCGTGTTGACCTAATTACTAGATCATTTATACTAGAGCCAAGCTACGTTGCTTACATAGGCAGAGATAATTTAAAGTTTCAGTACATTCACAATGCTAGCGAAAGTCGAAGAATTGATCCTAGCGTTAGCAATATTATTGATGTATATCTATTGACAAGGTCCTACGATACTTCTTACAGACGATGGTTAACTGGCGGCCTAGCAACTAAACCAGAAATACCAACATCAGAATCGTTAAACGCACAATTTGGAGCCAACCTTACATCTATTAAATCTATCAGCGATGAAATAGTATACCACCCTGTAAAATATTTTTCTTTGTTTGGTGATAAGGCCACACCAGACTTTCAGGCAGTATTTAAAGTAGTAAAAAATCCAAATCGAGTATTAAATGACAACGACCTAAAGGTGAGAATTATCAACAGCATTAATGAATTTTTCTCTGTAGAGAATTGGGACTTTGGTGATAGATTTTATACCGGTGAATTGATTACGTATATCATATCACAAAATTCTCCAGATATTAGTAATATGGTATTGGTTCCAAAACAGGAAAATCAAGCCTACGGAAGTTTGGTTGAAATTAGAGCACAGCCAGACGAAATTTTAGTAAGTGCTGCTACTGTTGATAACATTGAGATTTTATATAATATCACAGCAACAGAACTAAATCTATTGAACAGCCAAGTTGTAACTAGGACGGGTCAGTAATGTCAAATAAAATTTTTAAGAAAAGTGAGCTTCCGTTAAGAAGAACGGTTGAGTTACTTCCTGATACATTTAAAACTAGTACCAATGATAAATTTTTATCAGCTACTTTAGATGCTTTAGTACAACCAGGAACACTTGATAGATTATCAGGATTTGTTGGTAGAAAATATGGAAAGACGTACAACAGTCGAGACATCTATGTTGATGCCGAAGCTTCGTTGAGATCTGCTTATCAACTAGAACCGTCTGTTGTAGTTGAAGCTAACGGCAAAGTTAAAAAATCCTACGACTATATAGATCTTAAAAACCAATTAAAGTTTTTTAGCAATATCTCAGAAAGAGATGATATTGTAACAAACCAAAAACAATATACATGGAGCCCGCCTGTTGACTGGGACAAGTTTGTAAATTACAGAGAATACTACTGGTTACCAGTTGGACCTGAAACGTTATCTGTAGCAGGACAAACAGAAGAAGTAGAGTCAACATACAGAGTTAGATCCGACGGGCAAAATGAGTGGATTTTTTATCCAGACGGATTAAAGCGTAATCCACAATTGACATTGTATCGAGGCCAAACCTACAGCTTTGATGTTAATAGCCCTGGTGATCCTTTCTTTATTAGAACAGGAAATCTGTTAGGTGAACAATTAAATTATAACAAAGGGGTTACAAACAACGGAACAGAAGTAGGCACAGTTACGTTTCAAATCCCGCTTGACGCTCCTGATTTGCTTTACTATCAAAGCGGAACAAACATTAATCGTGTGGGTAGTTTTGTTGTTGCTTCAGTTACTGACAATTCTTTTATCAATGTCGAACAAGAAGTTTTAGGAAAAATAAATTACACTAGTTCTAATAACGTAGTGTTTACCAACGGTTTAAAAATTCAGTTCATTGGAAAAGTTGAACCAGCAATTTACAAGGGCACTACATGGTTGGTCGAAGGTGTTGGCGAATCTATTAAACTAGTTAACTTTGCTGAATTAGAAATTCCACCTATTGAAGTATCGGATATAGAAATAACATTTGATGACGGAGGGTTTGACACACAACCTTTTGATGATGCTAGTTCTTATCCAACACGAAAAGATTATATCACAATAAACAAAGCAAGCAATGATAAAAATCCATGGAGCCGCTATAATAGGTGGTTCCATAGATCAGTAATCGAATACTCAGCAGCCAAGAACGGTGTTCCTCCTGCGGTAACAGAAATTGACAGAGCAAAACGACCAATTGTAGAATTTCAACCAAATCTTCAATTGTTCAATCACGGATCAGTTTCTAAAAAATCAATAGACCTAATCGATAATTTTACATCAGATGTATTTTCAACAATTGAAGGATCAGCAGGTTACAATATTGACGGGCAGCAATTAAATGATGGCGACCGTGTGTTATTTGTTAACGATCCCGATCCGTTTGTTAAAAATAAAATTTTTGTAGTTAACTTTATCCGAGTACAAACAAGTGCTAATATTCTTAACAGAATACAAATAAGTCTTGTCGAAGCCGAAGATTCAAATCCTGTATTTGGTGAGTCGGTGATTGTGTCAAAAGGTAGCCCTTCGAATAAAGGAAGAATGTTTCACTTTGACGGGGACAACTGGGTAAAAAGTCAGCTCAAAACAAAAATAAATCAATCACCGTTGTTTGATTTATACGACAGCGACGGTGTTTCATTCTCAGACAGCCAGCGTTATGAAACTTCTACCTTTTTTGGATCAGAACTGTTAAGCTATAAAGTAGGAACAGGGCCTGTAGATACAGAACTTGATTTTCCTTTGAGTTATCTAAACATCAATAATTCAGGAGACATTGTTTTTGAAGTTGACTTTGAAACTGACAAGTTTGTTTACCAATCAGCTGGGCAAACAGTTGTAGGTACAACTGCATCGGGATTTTTTAAAAATACAGAATCTAACGAATTTTCAAATAGCTGGATAGATTATAATTCTACACTATATCAACCAATCGTCGAAACTACACTAGTGTCGACTAATACTAATACTATAGAATCGAAAGCATGTCTGTGGACTACAGACGCAACAGAGCACATTTTATTTTACATTAACGGTGAAAAATTTAATGGAACATTTACTGACTCTATTGGAGTTGAGTCTAGAACATTTGTGTTTGATCAAACCTTTAACAGCGGCGATGTTGTTACAATTAAAATCTATACAGATGCCAACCCTGATCTAGGATACTACGAGATTCCGTTACCACTAGAAAAAAATCCGTTAAATCAAAATCTAACTCAGTTTACATTGGGTCAAGCTAATGATCATGTAAGATCAATGATTGAAGTTGACACAGGCTTCCAGGGTATATTCCCTGGATCAAGTAACATTAGAGATATTTCTAACTACCGTCAAAACGGTCGTAGATTTATCAAACATTCGGGATTGAGTGTAGCAGCCTATCCGTTGATGTGTGACAAAGACATTAATCTAGTAAAGTCATTAAGATACGCTGCCAGTGAATATGAAAAATTTAAAAATAATTTCATTAAGCTAGCAGGCGATCTTAACTTTGATCAACGAAGTACAATTGAATTTGTTGATGTAATTTTAGAAAAAATGTCTAAGACTAATGTAATTGAATTTCCATTCTCAACATCGGACATGATTGGTAGCGGAGCATTTAGAGCAATAAATTACACAGTCGAAGATGAAGGCATAACAACTTTTGCCCTTAGTCAAAAATTTGATCTTGAAACAATATCACAACAGGCTGTGTATGTTTATGTTAATGATTTGCAATTATTATACAAATTTGATTATGAATTTGATTCAACCTTTGGTTTTGTAAAATTATTAGTTGAATTACACGAAGGCGATCGAATTGAAATTAGAGAGTACTTATCAACCTCGTATAACTTTATTCCTGAAACTCCTACTAAGCTAGGGCTTTATAAAAAGTTTACTCCTAGGATTTATCTTGACAATACATTTATTGAGCCAGCTGAAGTTATCCAAGGGCACGACGGAAGTATTATTATTGCGTTTGGAGATTTTCGAGATCAAGTGATTTTAGAATTAGAAAAAAGAATTTATAATAATATTAAAATTAATTATGATTCTTCAATTTATGACATTGACAGCCTATCTGGCGGATATCAAGCAAATGCGTTGTTTGAAATTGACGTAGTTAATGCGGTTATTGAACCAGAGTTTTTAAAATGGGCTAATAATTTAGGTATTGACATTTATAAAAATGATATATATCAAGCTGAAAATCCTTTTACTTACACCTACTTCAGAGCATCGGACAAACAAAAACGTGTAAAATTGCCACAAGCATGGCGTGGAATATACAATTACCTATACGACACCGATAGACCGCATATTTGTCCATGGGAAATGTTAGGATTCTCTGAGCAGCCTGTTTGGTGGGAAGATGAATATGGTCCTGCTCCGTATACCAGAGGCAATTTATTATTATGGGAAGATCTAGAACAGGGATTAATTAGACAAGGACCTACTGCTGGCATTAATTTGAGATATGCTAGACCTGGCTTGTTGACCTACTTGCCAGTCAATGATATTGGGCAGTTATTATCTCCTCAAGAAGCAACAGCAATTATTGATTATTCATTAAATCGAATCAACGAAGATTATCAATTTGGTGACCATGGTCCTGTAGAAAATGCGTGGAGACGCAGTTCGTTATATCCGTTTTCTCTAATGATAGCTGCTGCTATTTTAACACCGTTTGATTTTATTTCATCAAATTTTGACAAGACCAAAATTACTAAAAATATATTAGGTCAATTGGTTGATAAAAATACTGGTACATTTATAAACAAAGACTCGCTAATTTATAGTTTAGAAAATTCTCCTGCCGGCGTGTTCACTTATGTACAAAATTATCTAAAATTTAATTCTATGAACTTGTCGGTACTAACTGACATTTTTAAAAATATTGATGTTAAATTAACGCATAGAATTGGCGGATTTGTTGAAAAAGATAGACAAAGATATATTTTAGAAAGTAAGAGTCCTACTTCAAAATCAGCTGCGGTGTTTATTCCGCCCGAAGATTACCAAATCATATTCAATACTAGTACGCCTGTTAAGTCGATTAGTTATTCAGGTATGGTTGTAGAAAAAGTCGATGGCGGTTTCAAACTATTTGGTTACGATAGATTAAATTCTTTCTTTACTTGTTACGATTTTTATCAACAACTAAATGACCCAACTTTAACAGTTGGCGGTATTAGTGAAAAATATCTTGATTGGGACGCTGAAAGATTTTACGGAAAAGGCACGGTAGTGAGATATCAGTCGTTGTACTATAGATGTATAACAAATCATACATCCGGAGCAACATTTATCTCTGAAAACTTTGTACGACTTCCGACGCTGCCATTGACCGGTGCAATTGAATCAATTAAAAGAACCAAGTTTAATAAAACTTCGTTAAAACGAGTAGCCTATAATTCTGTGTTTACTACAATCCAAGAAGTGGTTGATGTTATCTTAGGCTACAGTGAATGGTTAACGGATCAAGGTCTAGTATTTGATGAGTTTAATAAAGATCTAGCATCACCCAACGATTGGGAATTGTCAGCAAAAGAATTCATGTTCTGGACATCACACAACTGGGCAGTTGGAGCACTGATAGCACTTAGCCCTGCTGCTGCAATGTTAAAAATTGCCAATGTTGGCAGTGTGGCTGAAAATATTTTAGATAATTTTTACGATTACAATATTTTTAGAAATGACGGTACTAAAATTCCAGCATCGGATATACAAGTTTACAGAAGTTACAACGAGTTTATTTTAACTCCGTTAGATACAACCGCCGAGGGAATTTATTTTGCAAAAATAAATTTTGTACAAAAAGAACATGTTGCGGTTTTCAACGATAAAACAATGTTTGGCGATGTTATCTTTGATAAAGGACCAGGATATAGACAAGAGCGTATGAAGCTAGTTGGCTTTAGAACCACTGACTGGGACGGCGATTATACCAGCCCAGGTTTTATCTACGACGAAGCTAATATTGATCCGTGGGAATCATTTAAAGATTACAAGTTGGGTGATATTGTACAGTATAGACAATATTATTATGTAACTAAAAAATCTCACACAGGCACATCAGAATTTGATGCCAATAACTGGGAACGATTAGATTCTTATCCTACTGCTGGATTAGTAGCAAACTTTGATTACAAAATTAATCAAATTGAAGATTATTTTGAATTAGGTTATCAAGGAATAGACGACACTGAAAAACAATTAGCAAGACATACTATTGGTTATCAAAAGCGAAACTACCTTGAGGAACTAGCTCAGGATGAAGTTACACAATTTAGAATTTATCAAGGGTTTATTAGAGAAAAAGGAACTCAAAATTCTATAACAAAAATATTTGACAAACTAAGCAAATTAGATCAAGATGCTATTGAGCTAAAAGAAGAGTGGGCATTTTTACTAGGTTCGTTTGGCGGGTCAGCACAATTTAAAGAACTTGAATTATTAATAGATCAAAAAGATATTAAACTAAATCCTCAACCGATTATTATCGATAGTAGAGGATTGTCAAAAGTTAACTATCAGAATTATATTCTAACAGCACCAAATAATTTTACTATTGGTAATGCCGATTATAAGTTTCCAACTAAAACCTATCCAGTTGCTGAATCGTCGGCTGGCTATGTTTATTCTGGCGATGTTGATTTTATTGTTAAGACACGAGACAATCTATATGCTCTTGATATTAACCAGCTAAAAGACGGTTCAACTGTTTGGGTAACATTCGATAATACTGGATGGACTGTATTGCGATACACTATTACTGATGTGATTATCGGAGCAGTTGCGGTAGTTGATACAACATCAGTGACTATGGAAACTAACAAGCCACACGGTATAAAAGTTGGTGAAATTATTGGAATTAACAATGTTAGATTCTTAGAAGGATTTTGGAAAGTTAAACTAGTTGCTCCAACAACTATAATAATTGAAATTGCTGGCTATGACGAAGAGCCTGTGATTGATGAAAGTTCCTTTGCTACTATTTCAATATTTGAACCATTGCGAGTTGGTTCTTATGACAGTCTAGTATCTGACAGATTTGCGGCATATCGTGAAGGCACTAAAACATGGTTAGATGACAACGGTAGTGGAAACTGGGAAGTTTTAGAAAAACGTAGAGTTTATAGTCCTATCTCCGTAGCAAACTACGGTGTTGCGTTTCCAACAGGAACCGGTAAAAGCGTACTGTTTATTGAAGGTAGGAATCAAACCGTATCAGCAAATCCTGGACAGGTTGTTCCGACAGGGGAAGTTATTAGAGAATCTGCTGTTGTTGTTTACGGACAAAGTCAAGAGGGATTAATACCTTTACAAATTCTTAATCCTAATTCTAATCTAAGATCAGTGTTCTTAGGAACATACGGCGAAGTGTTATCAGCCAGCAAAGATGGTCGATGGCTAATGGTAGGATCGCCTAAGGTTTCAAACATCCCAAGTAATTATAAAGAAACATTTAGTCCTACAGCAACATATAATCCTGGAGACACTGTCCTCTATGCTGGAAAGTTATGGCAAGCACAGAGAACTGTACTTGGGGATGGCTCAACAATAGACATAGCTAGTGATGACTGGTCTCCGGCAACCGAACATCTGGCCAACCCTCTGGGCATTGGTCTATACGATGTTAATCAGGGATATAGACAGCAGGGTGCTTTAGAAATTTTTGAGTATGACGAAGTATTCAGTCAGTATCAATTGCGTCATACAATTATAAGTCCTCGTCCTGCTCACGGTGAGCATTTTGCGTCAACAATTACTTTGGGTAAACGTGAAGGCATTGAGGGAACTAGCGGAGATGTTACCTTAACAATATCTGCTATTGATGAAGTTGGTGGAATTTTAGCAGTTTCAGCTCAAGGCGAAAGTGGACTTGTTGATGCTAGATTTTCAAACGTTAGTGGAATTGATATCAGTCTTCCTGGATCAAACGCTACATTTGATGTTTTAAAATCTAACAACACCTACACTGTTTTAGTTAGAACCGGCGGAACAAGATACGCTGTCGGCGATAGAATTAAAATTACTGGAAGTAATTTACTAGGACTAACACCGTTTAATGATTTAATTATAACCGTTACTGCCGTAACGTCAAGCGGCGAAATTGTTGGCTCTGCCACTTATAATAATATTTCTGGTATTAACTCAATACTGCCAGCTGTAGCGGCTACTTTCCGTGTAGCAAAATCTGACACTAGATATTCAGTGACAAAAATTATTGGTGGCCAAGGCTATGCCTCAAGAAGTATTGTTAGATATTCTGGTCGTTTATATGCCTGTATTAAAGATACAAGAGTAGACTTTGGTGTTTGGGATCCTAACAGAACTTATCAAATTGGCGATGTAGTAAAATATCCAGCAAATTCTACAGCATATTACACAGCATTAGGGTTGAACACTGGAGTATTACCTACTAATGAAACAACTTGGGAAGTAGCAGAACCAATATTTCCAACTAATCAAGAATATTGGGAACAAGTATCAGGAGCAATTTTTGCTGAAACTGCTGTTGAATGGTCTGACTTAAATTTACAAGGCACTAGAATTAATTACACCGCCGGAACAATTATAGTTATTCCAGGCAGTCAATTGGGCGGTATCGATGGCCAACACAATATTACAATTCGTATAAATTCTGTTACTGCAGAAACAGCCATTGATAATTACTCATTTAGAGGAACTGCATCATCTGGAATTATATGGTCTGGAGTTGGCACATCGGGAGAGCGACAGTTTAACGACCTTCAGGGTGAAGATATTAGCGAACCTGGCCAAGGCGCAATTTTTGATGTAATACGTGAAAATGGAAATTATTTGGCGGTAGTTAATGTTGCTGGAACACGTTACAATGTTGGAGATCAAATACGCCTACTAGGAACTACCTTGGGCGGAGTTGAAGAATCATATTATATGCTTGTAGGAGCTCCCGGTTCAAGAGATGAATCGGGCAGATCTTATTTGTACAAGTTTGATGGAGCAGGTTGGAAACATCTTGACGATCCTAATTTTGTAGGAGTTTATACATCATCTAAAAATTATCCAGTTGGATCTCGTGTGTGGTATAATACTTCATACTGGCAAGCAATTGAAAATGTTCCAGCATTACCTAATAATCAACCGGGCGTTGGTAGTTGGGAAGAAGTTGCTGAAATAAACGTTGGAATAATGCCAGCATCAGCAGCTTATGTTGATGACGGATCAACTATACAACAAGGGTTACTCGGTGATGTTGAATTCTTAAATATTGGTAGTAATTTTGGAACTTCATCAGCATTTAACAAAGATGCTTCATTATTGGTAGTATCTGCTCCTAAAAACGACACTGCTGATTTTGAAAATTTTAGAGGAGTTTGGAAAAACAATATCAACTACTCTGTTGGCCAAGTAGTTAAGAAAGGAATATTTTACTACAACTGTTTAATTAACAACGTTAATACAGCACCAGAAACAGCACAGTCAGTGTGGCAAGAAAACACAGATTCAACTCTTGGAAAAACAGGCGCAGTGTTTGTCTATGAACGCGACGAGTTTGATACATACAATTTAATTCAAACAATTGATGCCGATCAGGTAGAATTAGAAGCAGGTGATGAGTTTGGTCACAAATCAATACTTACAGAATCTGGAACTAGGCTTTTCGTCTCAGCACCAAACTTTGATTATCTAGGAAAAGATCAAGGTAGTGTTTTTATATTTGATAAAGTTGCTGGACAATTTGTATTAACACAAAAGCTCAACGGTATTGTTATGGAGCCAGGCGAACGATTTGGTGCCAACATATCAGTATCTCCAGACGAAAAAACATTAGCAATATCAGCTGAAGGTGCTAGAACTTATAAAACAACAATTTTTGACAGCGGACAAACTGCGTTTGATAGATTTGTAACTAACTTTAGAGATTCTCAAGGTATTACAGGCAAAGTTTATGTATACAACAATTTCACAGGAGCATTTGTTCTTTCAGAAATATTAGATCAAGGACTTAACACCAACGAAGACTTTGGCCAAGGCCTAGCAGTGGCTAACAGTTCTATAATTGTTGGATCGCCGTCCTACATATCAGATGATCCTGCGTTCAACACCGTTCGTATTGGTCGCTTACAAAAGTTTGATAAAGTGCCTGGAGTTAAACCTTGGTATACTATTAGAAAACAAACTGATCAAGTTAATATCGATTTGTTAAAAACATTATCGTTGTACGATAAGTTTAACAATGTAAAGATTGCTGATATAGATATATTAGACCCGTACAAGGGAAAAATATTATCGGAAGCAGATCAACATATTAATTTTAAAACTTCGTATGATCCAGCCGTTTATTCTGTAGGCACCGATTTATCAGCAGTTGATATAGATCAATCATGGCAGTCGGATAAGGTTGGATTAATTTGGTGGGATTTATCTGCTATAAAGTGGAATCTCAGCGAACAAGATTCTCTAGCATTTAGAAATGGCAATTGGGGGTCATCGGCTGTTGGTAGCTCGGTTGATATTTACGAGTGGGTTGAGTCATCACTAAGACCAAGCGAATGGAATCAGATTACAGAAACTTCTGAAGCATTTGTTGAAGGCATCAGCGGTACTGCGTTGTACGGAGATGATTCAAATTATTCTGTGAGAGTTATATTAGATACAACAACAGGTTTGCCGTTAAACACAATTTATTATTACTGGGTAAAGAATAAATCTACTATTCCTCCAGCCGTTAACAGAATATTCAGTGCTCAACAAATTGCTAGCTACATTTCGTCTCCAGCATCGTCGGGGTTGCCATACGCATTATTAACTTCTGAAAATACTCTAAGTTTGGTTAATACATCGTCAGTTGTTGATCAAGACGAGTTTATAATTAATATTCAATTTTACGAAGAAGAAAAAGACATCAATCTAGTACACACTGAGTATCAACTATTATCAGAAGGCGCATTGGCACTTCCTAATACTGAGTTAGAAAATAAATGGATTGACAGTTTAATTGGTGAAGACATTGCCGGACAGGCGGTGCCTGATAGAAAATTATCTTCTAAATTAAGATACGGAATATCAGCAAGACCAAGACAAACTATGTTTGTTAATAGAAATAATGCGGTTAATCTAACAATTGAATACATCAACAATATTCTTAAGAACAAACCGTTCGCAGAAAACATTGATTATATCAATTTAAACTTAATAGATAACGCACCTTCAAACATTAAAAATCTATACGATCAAGTGTTAGAAACCGAAGCTGAGTTAAGATTCATAGCAACATCTAAAATTAAAACTGCTGTACTAAAAGCAAATATTGTTAATGGACACATTAACACAGTTGATGTCATTGACGGCGGATACGGATACAAACTTCCACCTAGCATAAAAATTGTTGGATCGGGTACTGGTGCGTCGTTACGTACAGTATTAAATCAAAATGGGTCAATTACATCAGTTACAGTAGTAAATCAAGGTAAGAAATATCTTACAGCATCGCTGATTGTTAGACCTTTTTCTGTGTTAGTTAACACAGACTCTACTGTAAATAATTTCTGGAGCATTTACTCCTTAGATGAAAAGAACAAAGAATTTTATAGATCAGCAACACAGTCGTTTGATACTACTAAATTTTGGAATAAAGTTGATTGGTGGTTACCACCGTTTAACAACACATCTAAAATTAGAAAATCAATAGCTGGACTATACGAAGAGCCAGGTTTAGAGTTAGCTCTTGGTGAATTGGTTCGTTTAGATAACTATGGTGCCGGCGGATGGGCAGTACTTGAAAGAGTAACTGCTGATCAAGCTGATATCGCTGGCAAATATAGATTAGTGGGAAGAAAATTAGGAACTATACAGATTATTAACAAGTTCTATAATACTGACATCGAGTCAACTGGCTACGATTTAACTCAGGCATTTGACAGTAACAAGTACGATACATCTGCCGCAATTGAATTTAGAAATATTCTTAGAGCTGTTAAAGAGGATATTTTTGTTGACGAACTAGCGGTTGAATGGAATAAATTATTTTTTGCCTGCGTTCGATGTGTTTTCTCAGAACAATTATATGTTGATTGGGCATTTAAAACAAGTTTTGTAAATGCCACACACAATGTAGGATATTTAGAAAAGAAATTAAACTACAAAAATGATAATTTATCTAGTTATCAATCTTATATTGAAGAAGTTAAACCTTACAGAACTAAGATTAGAAACTATGTTAGCAAATATTTTAATATTGAAAACGCAAATCAAGTAACTACTGATTTTGATTTACCGCCGGTATGGGATGCTAATACAAATTCTGTTAAAATAATTAACAGTAATTCTTTAGAAATAGATCAATACCCTTGGAAATTATGGAAAGATAATAATCATTATTCGGTTGTTGAAATTAAACTAGTCAGTGTTGGTACAGGATACTCGTCCGTTCCTCAGATTGTGTTTGTAGGTGGCGGTGGCAGCGGTGCTACTGCTCAAGCATATATTTCTAATGGTAAAATTTCTAAGATTTTATTAACTAATCCTGGATCTGGATATACGTCTGCTCCAACAGTAAGTGTTGTTGGAGGTGTTGGCAGCAACTTACAAAATGCTGCTAAGGCAATTGCTGTAATTGGTGATTCAAAAGTTAGAACGTTTGATATGAAAATTAAATTTGATAGGATTTCTAAAACTCCTAAATTTAAATCATATAGCTTTGACGAGAAATTTAAAGAAACAGAAAATTTTGTAGCTGGCAATAAGCAAACAGCTTATCGATTAAAATATGCTCCGTCATTAGATCAATCTACAATATCTGTGTCGGTAAACGGCGGCAGATTATTAGCAAGTCAATATTCAATTACACTCTCAGAGGAACGTATTAACGGAGTTACAGAATTAGTTGGTAATCTTATTTTAAATGTAGCGGCTAATTTAAACGGTGTAGTATCAATTACCTATCAAAAGAACGATGAAATTTTAGATAGTCTTAATAGGATAGACAAATACTATACTCCAAAGGATGGTTATTTAGGAGTAGAAAAAAATCGAATTAACCCCAATGACAATTTGAGTGAAATTGTATCAGATTATTCTCAACTTGTAACAGGTATTGATTACGGCGGCACTATTGTTCAAGGTGCTACATTTGATGTTGGAGCAGGCTGGGATGCTCTTCCATGGTTCACAGAAGGCTGGGACAGTGCTGAATTAAGCGAATCAGACTTTTATGTACTAGTTGACGGAAGCACTACATCTGTTGCGTTACCAGAAATTCCAGCACAAGGTACTAATATCAACGTCTATGTTAAACGATCTACTACTGGTAAAACTGTTAGGTTAGATTATCACACATTTGACGAGTATCAACTGAACAATTCAATTGAAGATGTTCCGCCGGAAAATGCTGTTATGAACACATTTATTGGAGACGGATCAACCGCGTCAATCTTATTACCACAAACAGCTAACCTTGAGTCTGGAGATTTATTAATATTCCGTCCAGATACTAGTGACGGCAGTTTAACAATTGGCGGAAGAAACAGTATTGACGCTTATATTTCTGGCGGTTCGTTATCTGGGATGTCGCCTTATTCAACCGCTACCGGAACTACAGCTGCAGAAATATTACTTGACGGCGATCGATTTATTAGCCCTGAACAAGTTCCAGCACCAGAAGAAAATGTTCCAGGTCAAGTATTAGAAACTTTAAGTTTCAAAGTATTCCATACATTAAGAAGCGGATCGGCATCGGTGTTGTCAAGAATTTATATTGCTGACGGAACATCGGTATTGTTTAATATTGGTCAATCTATTATCAACAATTCTAATATAATTGTGTTTGTTAACAAAGTTAAAAAACTATTAAACACTGATTTTATTATTGATCCGTCGACAAATGATATTCGATTTATTGGCACCGCACCAGCCAATAATAACATTATTGAAATCTTCAGTATGGGCGGCGGCGGTCAGGGTATACTAGATTATATTGAATTTGTTGGTGACGGAAATACTCGATATTTCTTAACAGGAGCAAGTTTTAGCGAAACAACAACAATATTTGCCAGCGTTGATAATCAAGAAGTAGATGTTGGATTTATTAACAGTAGTCAGTTAACAGAAACTAAAAACAACACATTAGTTGAGTTTGGTGTTGCTCCTGCTATTGGAACAAAAATCATACTTATACCACTATCTAATGATAACAGACCGTTAATCAAAATAAATCATTTTGACATTGTGTTAGATGGTAACACAGAAGAATATGCTATTCCAATGTTCAGCGGATTAGATATTGACCCTGCCGGGGATATGATAGTTGAACTTAACGGAGAATTGTTACGCACTGTCGAAACAACATATAAAGTGTATGATGGAAATAATAGAATACCAATTGGTTTAGATACTCCGAGAGCTCCTGGCACTGTTATCTTTACAGATCTTCGTGTGTTTATTGATAATGTTTTAAAAACATTTGGTATAGATTTTATATTCACATCTGAAGACAATACTGTAACTTTAATTAGGCCAGTTAACATTGGAGCAGTTATCCGTATTGAAGATTCATCTGGTGGACAATATAGTATACTAGGTACATCTATTGTACTAGGACAAACTGCTGCTTTCTCTACAGGTGATACATTGTCTGTAACATGGTTTGATCGTTATACTGAATTAGACATAATCAAAGATGAGTTTACTGGCGGAAAAGTTAGCTATTCTTTACAAAGACCGCTACTGGGACTATCGTATGTTTGGGTTTATCAGAATGGCGAACGCTTAATTCCTGATATAGATTTTTATGTAGAATTACCAAGAACTGTATATCTACGTAATCCTACTACAGATACAGATATAATTGAGACTGTTAGTTTTGGCGATGTATTATATACCGCACCGTTATCTTTTGAAATTTTTAAAGATGTGTTGAATAGAAATCATTACAATAGATATCGAATTACTGAGTTAAATCTTTCTAAAGATTTGTATTATTACGATAATGATCTTTCTTTAAATAATGCAAGTTCGTTACCAACTCCAAGTAAAGGACAGCCTGGAATTATAACTATCCAAGGTGAAAAAATACAGTATCTTTCTAAAGAAGGAAATATTCTTAAAAATATTAGACGCGGTATGTTTGGAACATCAATCAAATCCGTACATTCCCAAGGTACTACAGTTGTTGATACCGGATATTTAGAATTCATGCCGTATCAAGAATCCCAAGAAAAGGAAGATTTTGTGTCTGACGGTACATCTAATTTAATTGGACCGCTATCATTTGTGCCTGAAAAAACAGTAGTTTCTAACTGGCACAGAGATACAATTCCTGAGAGTTTTGGCCGTTGTGACTATATTGAAGTCTTTGCCGGTGGCCGCCGTCTAAGAAAAGATGCTATTCAAGTTTACAATTCAACAGTTGGAGCATACAGTCCTGCTGGTGACGTAACTGTAGAAGCAGAATTCTCTGTAGATGGAATTACAGAAAATATTAGATTGACTACCGCCGTAGCAGCTGGTACACGAATTACAGTTATTCGCAGACAGGGTAGATTGTGGTATGATCGCGGTGATACAACCGCTACAACAGGTCAAGGATTAAGCTATAGCGACACCGCTAATGCTAAGTTCTTACAAAATAGCAGTACAAAATTAACATAATAAATACATGATATGAATAAAGATGAGTCTAAAACTATGCTAGAACAACCTACACAGCAACAAATTACTGAAAAGAAACCCGACGAAAAAGGTGGGTTTCACGTTGAGGGTCATATAAAGATATTTGATCCAGAAACCAACGAAGTCTTAATTGACAAAAGAAATGCTATTCACTACGAAAATATGTCGGTAGCAATGGCACAAAGTTTATCAAATCAAGGACAGGGATGGATCTCAGCAATGGTATTTGGTAATGGCGGAACGGTTGTAGATCCTACAGGATTAATCACGTACCTTACACCAAACACCAACGGCACAAACTCTAGTCTTTATTCGCAAACATACAGTAAAGTAGTAGATCAAAATTCTGCTACTAATAACGACCCAATTAGAAATAAGATGGAAATTAGGCACATAACTGGAGCAACTTATACAGATATTGTTGTTAGTTGCTTACTAGATTACGGAGAGCCAAGTTCACAGGAAGCATTTGATAATTCTGTTGATATGGCAGGCGAGTTCGTATTTGATGAACTTGGCCTCAAAGCCGCTGGCACAGACAAATTATTAACACACGTTATTTTTCACCCTGTACAGAAGTCATTAAACAGACTTATTCAGATTGATTACACAATTAGAATACAGAGCTTAACTGGTTTTACTGAGGTACAATAATGGCATATAACGTAAATTTTACCGACAGCACATTACATCCAGAACCGTTGTCGGTTCCTGATAATTTTCCTAATACATCAACTAGCCTTTCTTTGCCTGGTAGAAACCAAACTGGATATGGTAAATCGATTGCTGAAAACTTTATTCATCTTTTAGAAAATTTTGCCAGCGGAACACCTCCATCATCAGCAGAGTCGATAGTTGGGCAACTTTGGTTTAATTCTGATGAAAATAAACTTTATGTATTTGACGGAATTGATTATAAAACCCAGCAACATCAGTACAGGAGTTAACGAGCCAGATGGTGTTAGTCTAGGCGATTTATGGGTTAACTCAAGTACTCAACAATTATATTTGTGGTCTGGTACTAACTGGGTTTTAATTGGACCTCAGTTTAGTGAAGGTACTAAATCGGGCCCATTAGTTGAAACAATTTTAGATATTGATAACGTTGAGCGTACTGTAATTATATTATATACAAAAGATGTACCAGTTTCGATTGTTAGTAAAGATAATTTTATTCCTAAAGTAGTAATACAAGGATTTCCTTCAATTGGCGCTGGTATCAACATAACATCTAGAACTGATATTTCTGAGGCAGTTGTAGCTCCGAGATTAGTGGGAGTAGCAAGAGCAGCAGATGGTCTAGTTGTAGGTACAGATGAAATACCGTCGTCTAGTTTTATCAGAACAGACACAACTGGTACTATTCAGGCACAGTTTAACGTTCGAGACGATGCTGGTTTGTTTGTAGGAACCAACGGAAATATTAATCTAGGTGTTAAATCATCTAGCGGAATTCTTTATAATTCTACTCCAGGTGCTGCTATTGACTTACAGACAACACGAACAGGTGCTGCTGGATTGCCAACGACTGTTGTTAGAATTGTTGAAGAGCGTGTTGGTATTAACAATACCAATCCTCAACAACCTCTAGATGTAGGCGGAAATGTCAAAGTAGCTGGCGAGTTCATTAACACATCTGAACAACAATCTTCAAATCTAAGTAATGGTGCTATACAAACAGCTGGCGGATTAGCTGTTGCTAAAAATGTAAACATTGGCGGAGACCTATCTGTACTAAATGGTAACATTTTTTCTAAATCAATTAAACCATTAACAACATCAGAAACTATTGGTGATACTGCTAATAGATACAGTACCATTTATGCTAATACTATTGATGCTTCAACAATCAAAGGCAACTTGAGTGGTAACATTGCTGGTAACGCACAAACCGCTACTTCTTTACAATCTGCTACTAATTTTAAATTAGAAGGCGACGTATCAAGTAACGTTGTTGTTTTCAACGGTACAGGCAACTTAACAAAAACGTTTGTAACAACATTAACTTCGGATATTATTTCAACTAAATCAGCATTGGGTAATGTTAGGGATACTGACGAACTGCTAGTTTATCGAAGCACACTGGGTCTAAGAAAAATGACCCGAGAAACATTTATCGACGATGCCGGAGTACCAATTGGAGCAGTATTGCCTTATGCTGGACCTATTGCTCCGGTGGGATATGTACTGTGCGACGGATCCGAATACGAAGCTTATCGATATAGAGATCTATATGATGTGATTGGATCTAATGTCAATTACAAAAACTTAGGAAGAACAGCAAACCTTGATCTTAAAGGATCAGACAAAGGAGCAACGTTCCGCGTGCCAGATCTAAGAGGAAGATTTGTCTTAGGCAAGCAGGACATGAATGCAGGCACTACTATTCCATTTCCGGGCGGTAATAATAGTCCTGATGCAAGTATTCCATTATCTGAAGTTGGCGGCAACAGAGTGTTAGACACATCATCAGCAAACAATTTAGGACGTGCTGGCGGTGCTGATCAGTATACGCTACAAACAGCTAACGTTCCTGATCACGAACATGATATGTATGGTAGAAGTTCTGCTAATTCACGGGCAACACAATATTATGCTATTACAGAATCGCCAGTATCTAATTTAGACTATCAACCAGGCGGTGCTGTATCAAATATAAGAATAGATGGTGGCACTGTAGCAAACGGTGCTCAAGCAATGGCATCGTCTGGATTAGTTAAAGTCACAGATGAAAATAAAAGAAGACCAGGATTTGCTGATTCGCAAACCGGCAAGCCTTTCACAGTAATGAATCCGTTTATCACGTTGAACTACATTATTAGAAGTGGAAGACCAAACAATGACTAATGGAGCGAGTTAATGGCGTATACCGTAAATAAAACAGATGGGTCAATAGTAGCCACTGTATCTGATGGACAAATTGATCAGGGCTCAACAGACTTAACACTAATTGGTAAAAATTTTAGTGGGTTTGGTGATTACCTTAATGAAAATTTTATCCATCTGCTAGAAAACTTTGCCGGACAATCACAACCTGGTCAACCTATTGTTGGACAATTATGGTTTGACACTTCAGAAAATAGAATTAAAGTATATTCCGGCAGCGAATGGAAATCAGTAGGCACATCGTCATTATCAGTATCTAGGCCGTTAGACATTAGTACTGGTGACTTTTGGTACAATACTTCAACTGCTCAATTGTTTTTCTTTGATGGAACTAGAGATGTACTAGTAGCACCTCTATATAGTTCCGCTCAGGGATTCAGTGGTGTTAAGGTTGAATCTGTTGAAGACTCGGATAGACGAAATAAAGTTATTACAGGAATTTATTCCGGTGGAATTTTAATGGGCTACTATAGTGCTCAAGAATTTCAATTAAGAAACCCAATTACTGACTACAATACTGTTAATCAAAATTTAGAAGTTATTCCTAACACTTTAATAAAAATAGGTTTTAACATAGCAGACCCGGCATATAAATGGCAGGGTACAACAGTTAATTCAGATAGGTTAGGTGATGTTGATGCTATTTCTTATGTTCGAAAAGATCTGCCTACTGTACTAACAGAGTCAGTGACCATTCAACGAAATGATGGTTTATTCTTCGGCACCGGACCGCAGGGTCAGTTGGGTGTTGAAAACTTTAGAGATGTTACTCTACGAAATACAACAGAAGACGGTAAGATAACGTTAAGGTCAACACGAGCAGGCAGTTTATTAAATTATATTGTTATAACACCTAACTCTTCTGGTACAGATCTAATACAAATTGCTCCAACAAATCCTTTAAGTTTAACAACTATTGGCGGTAGTTTAGAAATTACTGGAAACTTAACTGTGTTAGGTAACCTTGTTAGTGTTGATGTTTCAACTCTACAGGTTGAAGATAAAAATATCGAATTAGGAAAAAAATCCGACGGATCAAATATTACTGATGCTCAAGCATATAATGGTGGTGTTGTTTTAAAAGGAACAACTGACCACTACATGATATGGAACCAAGCAGAGTCAACAGTAGCCGATGAACAAGATTGGGACTTTAGTGAAAACATTGATATTCCAGCTACTAGATCTTATAAGATTGGCGGGGTTGAAGTTCTTAGAAGCAACGGAGTAACTATTGAGTTGACCTCGGCAGTTACCATAGCCCCAGGTCTTATTAGCTTTGGTTCTCAAACCAGTCTTACTGCTGACAACATTATTATTGATGACAATAGAATTTCTAACAATGCTAGAAACACCAATTATGTAAACGGTGATCCTCCTAACCCAACAAACATAGTAATTGAACCATTGGGCGACGTGGAGTTTTTGGGAACCCCATCTCCTAGACTATTAGGAATAAGAACTACTGGTGAAGGTGCCATTAATCAAGTACAAGAAAGTTACACTTATCTTAATGCGGTTGATCCTTACGAATTACAAGAAGCTACATCTAAAAAATATGTTACTAACTTAGTTAGAACAAGAAGTATTCCGTTGACGTTAGATATTACAAAAAATACAAACAGCGGCCAGGGTACACAAGCAGAACAGCCATTAACTAACGCAGAAATTATTGCGTTAGTTACAGAAATATGTCCACCAGATGAATACGAAGAAAATACACTCTGCCGTATAGCAACAACTCGATACTATCAAGAAGATATTCAGCAACAAACATTTACCATCAACTATTCTACATTGTATGAGGTAGACGGATCAGAAACACCCGGCGGCGTTGAAACACCACACGGTGTTGTATTAGACATAGAAAATCCAGTAGTCATTCCACAAAAAGCACCACCGTTGCTATTTGTAAGACGAGGATTAATTGTTTTAAGATTAGAAAATATTTCTTCAACATTAACATGGGTAGTGTTTACTGCGTTGTCTGAAGATCCGTCACCGTACCAAATTCCGTATAGTTCATACGGCACACGATTATAATAATGGAAGAGCGAAATGCCATATCAAATTAACAAATTTAGCGGAGACCGACTAGTAATACTAGAAGATGGTACACTAGACTCTACTACGAACCTCAATCTAGTAGGCAAAAATTTTGCCGGCTACGGCGAAACACAAAATGAAAACTTTGTGTGGATGCTAGAAAATTTTGCCGGTGGGATCGCTCCTGGAAAACCGTTATCGGGCCAACTGTGGTATGATTCTATTACAAAAAGAATTAACGTTTACACAGGTTCTTCTTGGAATGTAGTAGGCGGAACAAAAATTTCTAGTACAGAACCTCTTGATCCAGCCCCAGGCGACGGGTGGTATGAATCTGACAGCGGTAAATTTTATGTATATGACGGAACTGATTTTCAATTTGTAGGTCCGGAAACTGTAGTAGGGTTTGGAAATACTCGACACATGTCAACTACGGTAATTGATTCTGTTGGAAACCCTGTACCAGTTATTCAAACAGTAATCAATGACGCAATAATATCTATTACTACTGACAGAGCATTTACACCGTTAACTCTTATTACTGGATTTACATCATTTGTTAAAGGCGTCAATCTTTCAACATCATCAACAATTAACGGCAGCATCACCGGAAATGCTGGTTCAGCAAATCAACTATCAACAATAAGAAATATCAACGGTGTTGGATTTAACGGCAGCTCAAATATTACAATTACAGCAGCAACACCAGAAGATTTAATAGCCGGCAATTATATAACAGGTTCTACGTTTGATGGGTCAGCACCAGTTACGTGGAATGTTAATGCGTCATCAAATAATATTCAAAATACTGTAGTTGCTCGCGACAGTTCTGGAAATTTTGCTGCTAATACTGTAGTAGCTAATCTCACAGGCAATACTATTGGAACACACACTGGCCCAGTTGTTGGCGGAGTGACTGGCAACGTTCTTGGCAATGTTACTGGCAATGTACTTGGCAATGTTACAGGTGATGTTGTTGGCAATCTTACAGGTTCGGTAATAGGTAATGTTCAAGGAAATATCAAAGGTAGTTTAGTTGCCAGTGATAACTCTGTTGCCTACGACGGTGTAACAAAAATATTTACAGGAACATTCACTGGTAACGCTACGTCGGCTACTAGACTTCAAAATGAAATATTAATTAATAATGTTCCGTTTACTGGCCAGTCTAGCATAACTGTGTTTGACAATACAAAATTTCCTACAACTGGCGGGGAACTAACTGGTCCGTTAGTGTTAGCAAATGACCCCACAACAGGATTAGGTGCTGCTACAAAACAATATGTTGACTCTCGTGATCAAATAATTAAGTCTGAAGTTATCGCATTATTTCCAACAAACTATGTTATTACCTACGGTAACACTCAGTACAGTCAAGCAGGATTTACTAATCAAGTAGGTTCGTTTAATTTTGGTGCAAACTTTTTTGACGTTTTTCCTCCTATGGGAAAAACAATAGGAGACCTTGAAGCATTTATTCCTAGTATTGCTGTTATTCACTACGCAGGTCGAGTTGACGGAAACGATTCGATGGTTTGTACTTGGAGCAATTTAGGCGATAGGATTAGAGTTTATGTACAGAATACAGAACAACGATCAACCCCAGCTGCCAACTGGTTAGCTATTTGGAGATAACATGTACTACGTTTGTATAGAAAATAATCAAATCACAACAATATTAAATTATCAGCCTAATGTTCCTGATACTGTTTTAGTGACTGAAATTACCAATGAACAATATGATCAACTTGTTAACAACACACATTTTTTTAATGTGGCAACAAACGCAGTTGAGTCGTTGACTAATGAACAAATACTTGCTAAGTCAACGTTTGATCAAAACAGTGTACATAGAGAATTTTTAAACACTACTGATTGGCAAGTACTAAGACACATAAGACAAAAGGCATTGGCGGTGCCCACAACATTAACAGACGCCGAATATTTAGAATTAGAACAGCAAAGACAAACTGCTGCTGACAGCATAACAGAATAATAGGAGCAAGTAATGCCATACCAGATTGATAGATATAACGGGTCGTTCTTTATAGAGGTACCCGATCAAACGGTCGATAGTTCTAGCTGCGACTTGAAATTAATTGGCAAAAACTATGCCGGGTATGGTGAAGTCACTAACGAAAATATACTATACTTATTAGAAAACTTTAGAGGATTTAGTGCTCCGAGAAGACCGCTCACTGGTCAAATATGGTACGATGAGTTATCTAACAAGATTAAATTCTATGACGACACCCAACAATGGAAGACAGTCTCAGTAACAGACGTAGCATTGTTAGCACCTACAGGGTTATCTGTAAAAGACAAAGGTAATCTATGGTATAACGATACACTAAAACAATTGAATGTGTGGGACGGTGCTGACTATGTTATTATTGGACCTGAGCTAGCTGTAGGGTTTGGGAAAACTAAACTCAGTTCAACTACCATTCGTGATAATGGAAACGTTGAACATGCTCTCATAGAAGTTTATAATAACGAAAAAGTTGTAGCAACAATTAGCTCGACCGAATTTGATATTGGTGTTATTGACACTATTGCCGGCTTTACAAGAATTAAACAAGGCTTTACATTAGTTGACACACCGTCTACTGGAGTAACAACTTCTGGTTACAAATATTGGGGTACTGCAAGCAACACAGAAAAATTTAGTGGATTTACTACCGCTGATTTTGTAATGCGAGGGATGAACGGATCAACATTTGGCGATACTGGTGTAACACTAGGTGATGACAGTGATTTAAAAATATTTGTTGAAGACTTTAATAAAGTAGTAATATCAAGCCAATTAAATGGTCCTTTAAAAATTCGTGTTAAAAATGGAAATATCAACAATGATGTTGCTATTTTTACAGAAGCTGGTATGGAGCCTAACACTACTGAAATATATAATTTAGGCTCAAATAGTAAAAAGTGGAATGAGATACACTCTAAAGATGTATTCGGTAATGTACGAGGAACTCTACAAGGTGATTTGCTGGCAGAAGATGATCAAGTAATGTTTGACGCTAGTCTTAAAGAATTTTACGGAACACACGTAGGCACTCAACAAGGCGATATTAGAGCAGCAGATAATTCTCTTTGCTTTGATTCTTCTGCCAGAGCATTTATTGGTGCCCAAGGAACATTTACTAACATTACTACAGATTTATTGACATTGATAGACAAAGTAATTGGAGACCTTAAAGGTGATATCTATGCCAGCGATGATACTATTGCTTACAACGCAGGCACAAAAACCTTTACCGGCACATTAACAGGCAATGCTGCTACTGCGTCTAAATTCCAGTCTCCAAAATTTATCAACGGTGTTCCGTTCGATGGATCAGAGAATATCAATGTAGTTGACGAAACAAGAGTTGCTAAGACTGGCGGTGTTATGTCAGGTTATTTGACTTTAGTTGATGACCCAATTAATGAAAAACATGCTGCTACTAAAAAATACGTTGACGATCAAATTGCCAATAAAACGTTATATTTTAGTTTAGATACCAAGGGGCTATCAATAATAGGCGCTGGTGTTGGATCAGTTGCTGGATTATTAAATCAACTAGCACCACCATTAAATTTCCGTGTCGGTACAATGGCACATATTGCCAGCACAATACAGAATGTTTCAACATCTACTTCTATATCTAGAGGAGGTTGGATTAGCGTGTCATTTGTAAGCAATGTGTCAGTAACAACTACAGTTGACAATCCGTCACGCAATAACTCATTAATTTACAGAGTTAATTCTATTCAATCGAGTTGGGAATATGTCTCAGGTTAAACTAGTTAAAAACTATCTTACTAATGTAGACGAGATTATTACTCTGGCTGAAAAGCATAGAGATAAATTTTCTAGTCGAACCGATAATGACACTCACAACTTTAAAACCACCTACGGTAACAGCAAATTAAAAAGCCTATTTTATTTTAATATGGATGACGAATTAAAGGCTGCTATCACTAAGACAATTCCAGACGATCCTAGATTTATTACCAGCATGACTATCAACAGATATGACCCGGGTGATTATCTACTAAGACACAAGGATAGCATTGGCGGATATTGGAAATTTAAATTAATATTCTTACAAAGTGAAAACCCGCATTTCAAATATTTTGACGATAGCGGCACTGAACACATTGTAGAAGAAGAGCCCGGAGCATACGTTGATATGCCCATTCACTTCGAACACGAAGTTACAGAAATTGGACTTAACGAACAGTCTAAATACAGTTTAGTTTTAGCATGGGGAAGGATAGGATAATGTCTAAGAAATCAAGAGATTTATTGTTTATAAAAAGCACCGGTGTGTTAATTGGTGAAATAACACCAGAAACAGATACTCAAACCTTAAACCTGGACAACTTTGTTGTTAAAACAGTTGACCTAGATGAGGATATTGGTGACTATTGGTACGGTGATTACACTACTGGCGAAGTAAGATCAAGGGCAGACAAGCCTGTAATTACAGAATCGTATGTAAAGTATAATACTAATGTGTCTATTTTAAATGAATATCCAATACACAAACAATTGAATATTTTAATAGACCTATTAGCCAACAGTGATCTGCCTAAAACTGCTGAATTTACTGCTATGGTTGAGTTTTTAAATTCGTCTAAAGCTAATCACCGAGAACAGATCCAGGCATATTCAACAAATCCTAATGCTTACACCTTTGTTTCTGAAGCTGAAGAAAAAGAAATTATAGCAAAAAAGCAGAATTTTGAATAATAAAATACGATAAATACAGAGAATTGGACGAACAACTATGACATACCGCGTAGACAGATATAACGGAACGTTTTTAACAAATGTTTCAGACGGAACCATTGACAGTACCACAGACCTTAAGTTTGTTGGTAGAAATTATACTGGCTACGGTGAAGTACAAAACGAAAACTTTTTACATCTATTAGAAAATTTTGCCAATACTGTGCCACCAACAAAACCAATTAGTGGCCAAGTGTGGTACGATTCTGTTAATAAAAAATTAAAATTCTATGACGGTACTAAATTTAAAGTAGCTAACGGTGCTGAGATTGCGTCTAGTCCTCCGCCGGGTCTAACTGCTGGTGATTTTTGGTTTGACACTAATACCAATCAGCTATCAGCATGGAACGGATCAAGTTTTGTTCTTATCGGGCCACAAAGTGCTCCGGGATTCGGAACATCGCAAATTGTAACTCAGGTTGTAAAAGATTCTAATAATACTAGCCATGTAATTTTACGTGCGGTAGTTGGCGGAGTTACTACTGCTATTTTTAATAATGATGACGATTTTACTTTATCGACCTCAAATAACATTGCTGGATTTTCAGAATCAGGGCGTCAAGTTAAAAAAGGTATTACTTTAAATTCTGTAAGTTCGACTGGAGTAAGCACAGGTCAAGTATTTTGGGGAACTGCTAGTGACGCTCAAAAACTTGGCGGTGTTTCGCCAGCTAACTATATTCGTTCAGATATTGAAGGCGGTTTTAATAACACAATTGGATTCCAGGCTGGGTTAACAGTTGGAACTAGTATTAGAAAAGATTTAAAAATTTATGTAAACTCCTCAGTTGGTCAACAACCAATCATTGAAAATCAAATTAACGGTCAGATATTAGTTAGAATCAGTAATGGCGCATCAAATATTGACAAAGATGACATGATGATTTTCTCCAGACAAATTTATGATGTAGCTGATCAAGATTCAGAATTCTGTATTTTACCAGGAGCAACGTCAAAATACAATCTCGGATATGCTGGTAAAAAATGGAATAAAATATTTGCTGAACATCTGTTTGGCGATGTTGAAGGCGATGTTATTGGAAATTCAACAGGTGTTCACAAGGGTAGTGTTAGGGATAACTCAAACGTTATTTCTTTTGATGCTGACACAAGAACATTCTTTGGAAAATTTGAAGGCGAATTTGCCGGTCCTATTGTAGGACAAGCATCGTCTGCTATTTCTGCTACACGGTTACAAGTTGGTTTAAACATTTATAATCCTAGTGATTTAGCATTGCCCGGATCAGCATCGATCCCGATTAGAACAGCTAACGGAACAATCAGTGCTGTGTTGTTTAATGGTCAATCTGTAGATACACAGTCAATAGAAGGACGCTTGCCATCAGTTGAAAAAGATCCAGATACTGTTGTACTAAGAACAGTCGGTGGTGACATCAATGCTAGATTCTTTAACGGTACTTCAACAAGCTCTAGATATGCTGACTTAGCAGAAAAATATCTAGCTGATAGGGAATACGCTGTGGGTACAGTAGTAGCTATTGGTGGTGAAGCAGAAGTTACTGAAGTACAATTTGGTGTTAGAGCTATTGGTGTTGTTTCGGAAAACCCAGCATTCAGAATGAACGAAGATTTAGAAAACGGAACATATATAGCATTAAAGGGAAGAGTTCCTGTTAAGGTAATTGGAGCTGTTAGGAAGGGTGATAGGCTAGTAGCAGCAAGCAATGGCTGTGCTATCAGAGCCAGTTTTCATCAACATCCGGATGTGTTTGCCATAGCCTTAGAAACATCAGACAACATAGAAATCAAATTAATAGAAGCACTAGTGCTATAAGGAAATAAGAATGCCAACAATTACACCAGGAGTAACCCCAATATCATTTAGTGACTGGGATAATTTATATAATACGCTGTTAACTATTATAGGACCAATCGCAGTTGATAATACTGGAAAACCTTTGTCTAGTTCTAAGGGTAACGGATACGGTTTAACTTCGGCTTTTTTAAATTCTGCCCCTTATCCTTTTACAAAAACAATCACATCAATAAGTAGAGCTAACCCTGCAGTAGTATCAACAGGTTCGGTTAACCATGGGTTTCAAAACGGGGATATTGTTTATCTTTCAGGATTGCCAGGTGCGTGGGCTAGTTCTAGTCTAGAAGGCCAATATTTTGAAGTAGCTAATCGAACTAACACTACGTTTGCCTTAAAAGATACGTTTCTAGCAACGTTTGGAACACCATTTGCTGGAACAGGTACGGTCACACAACCAATTGTTCATAAAAGTCAATTTGACAGGATTAAACTAGACTTAGACGCAGTGTATACACATATATTTGCTACAAATTCAAGCACGACTGGGCCAACTAGAAACACAACAATTCAAGGATCTGTTTACAATCAATATTATACAGCAATTGATCAAGCACTGGCAAATAAGTTAGTGATAAAAACTTACGACGAAGTACTAGCAGCATCTAGAACACAAACATCAACATGGGGTGATGGGGCCGCAGGACTTGATGCCGAGTTTACAATCACTTGGCCAGATGAATTAAAGTTTTTTCAATACTGGAATACCGGAAGCATGATTCGATTTGGTCTAACTATCACTGATCCGCAAACATCCGGCCAGCAAGCTGCCAAAGAGGCTAGCTGGGTACAAGTAGCAACTGATAATTTTCCAATGTATTACCCTGGGTTTACTAAAGCTATAATGGGTTATAATTCAACTACGTTTGCTCCTGGTAGAACGACAGACACCAACAATTTTACAGATGAAGGTGCGTTTACATCATCAACAGTGGGGTTCTCACAGATCTACGATAAAAGACCTACAAGTGGTACATACAATACCAACTACATAAGAATGGAACATTTTAGAACAGTAGGTAACCCGGCTCAAATTCAATTTAGACTAAACTTACAAGATCAAGTAAACAACGCATTTACTGGTGGCGTGACCGCTAATGTTACGTTCACTGTCAGTTTAATATACACAAAAACACCAATTCCTCTAAGTTGGGATCCATCCACACAAATTACTGTCAGTTTCACAAATAACCTCTAATCTAGTTAGCTCGGCATATATAACATGTCGAGCTAAACTATGGAAAAATCTCTTGAAACTATAATTAAAAAATCTGACAGGCTGTTAGCTGTCAAGATGAAACGTCAATCCCTCAAAGAAAAATTTGACGCAAACATTACATTTGGCCTAAATGGTGGTATTTTTAAAATAGACCAATCACTGATATCATTTGTTAATACAATTATATCACTAGGTAAAACTCAAAATGTTGTATTACTTGATGTAAATCAAACACCAATCGTAATCGAGGATCTTAATTGTTTCCTACAACAAATTGTAGATCAGTATTTTATGTCTTTGGGTGCGTATCACGCAGGATATCAAGATCTTAAAAAATGAATAACGGTGTAGTAATTTTTGGTCACAATTCCAAAGATATTGATTATGTAAAATTAGCTGACATATCTGCTAGACTTGTTGTGGCTAATTTAAAAGTTCCTGTTACTTTAATCACTGATAGTGTGTCATTATCAAACACAACAACATCTCTTAAAAACATTGACAATTTAGTTGTACTTGATCGACCATCTACTAATAATACTCGGGTGCTGTTAGGATCAACGACAGAGTTTATTAATACCAATCGATATGTTGCTTATCAATATACCCCCTACGATAAAACACTACTAATTGATTCTGATCTATTGATCCTATCTAATAAATTAAGTGCCTACTGGAATTCGACTCGAGAGTTTTTGATTACTGGAAGTATGACAGTGTTAGATGGCACGTTGTCAGACAGAGAAAAAAAATTATCACCAACAACAATTCCGATGAGATGGGCAACCGCTATTATGTTTTCTAAAACAGAGTATGTTGAGACTATATTTAAAACAGTCAAATATATCCAAGATAATTGGTTTTATTTTATAGACCTATATAACATGCCTCCTTGTAGTTTTAGAAACGATTATGCGTTTACTATTGCTAATCACATTGTTAACGGGTTTGTTCCTACAGATAATTTTCTTCCAACACCCCTAATGGCATTAGAACATCAGTCTTTAGAAAAACTCGATGTTGATCACGCAGTAATAGACAGTACTATTATACAATCCGATATTCATGTAATGAACAAATACAGTATATTAGGAGTTGAGTTTGAATAATGATTTTGGATATCTAATAGTAATATCAAAGAGTACAGCTCATCGGTACGACCTGATGGCAATATTACTAGCACAATCTATTAAGCATACTCAAAAGAGCGGATACGATAAAGTTGCTGTAGTTACCGATGACAAAGAAAAATTGTCTTGGTTACAGGGCATGCCTTATTTTGATCAAGTAATTTTTTGGGACAACAAAAATTATTGGGATGGCCGATCATGGATGGATGAATTATCTCCATGGAAATATACTGTATGTCTTGATGCCGACATGATATTTTTTAGAGATACTAGTCATTGGGTTGACTACTTTATTCAACACTCGTATCTTTATATTGCTAATACTGTATTACAGTACAACGGCGAGGTACTCAACAATACATTTTGCCGAGGTACATTTATAGCAAATAAACTTCCGTCGTTATATTCTGCTTATACGTTTTTTGACAAGTCAGATAAATCAAAAGAATTTTTTGAACTAGGCAGACAAATACTATTAAATCCTATAGAATTTAAAAATTGCTTTTTATCAAAACATATTCCCAACGTGATTGGTACTGATGAAGCTTTTGCTCTAGCAGCAAAGATATTAGATATAGACAACGATATTGCTTACCCGTTGACATTTCCAAGATTTACACATTTAAAATCTATTCTTCAAACAGGGGTAAATGGCGGATCGATTCCTTTAGAGCTTGGCTATTATTTTGATGACAGTAATTTTAAAATTGGAGTCTTTAATCAAACAGAACTGCTTCATTATGCCGATAAAGATTTAGATATTGGGATGTTAATTGACCTCTATCAAAAAAAGTTTATGAAATTAATAAAGGCACACGATGAATAGTCTCTGGATAGTCTTTGAAAAAGCTACGGGACAAATTATAAAAATGTCTCCAACTAAAATTGATAACAATTTGGATACTCGATGTTCAATCAATGTTCCGGACGAAATGCTATTTGAACTGGTTACTAATAATTCTATTGACAGATTATACACTGATTTTAAAGCATCTTTAGATGGATATAAATTAGTTCTAAACGATAATCGTGAAACAATAGTAGATAAACATTATAATAAAGTAGTAGCAATACCGTATATACATCGATCACACACTATCGAAACAGATTTGAGATTAGAAATTACTAGTGTAGATAATAAGCCTGTACTAAAAGTATCTTTTGTTGGAAATCCCTTGTTACGATCAAACAGATATAGAAATAAAGAATTAATTCATTTAACAGCTAAAAATGATATAAACAAACATTATCAATCTTTTGAAATTGATTTGACTAAAATTGATAATGAAGTATTATTTGATATCGATCGATGCGATTACAGATTATTGTTTTCAAATCAAATTAGTTTTTATCATAGAAAAAAATTAAACACAGTTTACACAATCACATGAAAACATCTAACATTGACTTAATTTTTATTTCGTATGACGAGCCCAACGCAGATTTAAATTATGCTGACTTGTTAAACAAAGCACCTTGGGCTAAACGTGTACACGGAGTCAAAGGCAGCGATCAGGCACACAAGGCTGCTGCTGAACTATCTAATACTGATTGGTTTATAACAGTTGATGGGGATAATATTGTTGATGAAAAGTTTTTTAATATTGAAATAACAGAGTCTCCGGGTATTGCGGTCTATGGATGGTCTGGTGAAAACGTTGTTAATAATCTACGATATGGCAACGGCGGATTAAAAATTTGGAACAAAGAATTTGTTCTTAATATGCGTACACACGAAGCAGCAGAAAGTAACAGAGCTCAAGTTGATTTTTGCTGGGAAGCAGGATACTTAAATCATCCAACGGTGTTTAGTAAAACAATTATTAATTCTACACCTTTCCAAGCATGGAGAGCAGGATTTCGCGAAGGCGTAAAGATGCTGCTCAAAGACGGAGTTAAAGTAGAGAATGCTCCTGTATTAAATGAAATTTATTGGCACAACATACATCGATTAAAAATTTGGTCTTGTGTAGGAGCTCATGTTGACAACGGAATATATGCCATGCTTGGTGCTAGGACAGGTAGTTATATGTCCTATTGTACGGATTGGGATTATGTACAAGTTCGAGACTTTGAACAACTACAATTAATTTATAATGAAACAGCTAGCCCTATTGAAGGACATGCTGATAAAATTTTAGAACAACTAGATTTTTATGCGTTTGAGTTAAAAGCTGGAATAGGGTTAGAGTTAGCTACCTTTAATACATCACAAAGCAAATACATTACAGACATGTATGCTGAAACAGTAGCATTAGGACAAACTTATTACAATAAGGATCCAGTATGGAAAAGTTCTTTTTAAGCTACGACGATCCTAATCTTAAAGAAAACTTTTTATTTGCTAAAACAAAAATAGCAGATTTAAATTTGTTTGAGACCACATTAAATATTGCTGATTCGCATCGTGCCTGCGGTAATCGGTCTTTGACAAATATGTTTATGGTCATTGACTCTGATGCGTTATTATTAGATAATTTTAAAATTTCTCAGGTATATAACAGCATTATTGACAAGAATAAAATGTATATTTTTTCAGCACGTAATCCTATTAATGATTTAGAGTACGGCCACGGTGCTATTAAAATATTCCAAAAGAAGTATTTTACTGATCAAGAAGTCATTGATTTTTCTACAAGTTTTTTTGGAAAGATAGAACATGTTCAATTAACATTAAATGTACATCGCTTTAATTCAAGTCCGTTTCATACTTGGCGTACCGCATTTAGAGAATGTGTAAAATTATCTGCTGCTACTATCAAAAATAGAAATAAGTATGATGATGAATACAGATTATCTGTATGGTGTGAGAAAGCAAACGGTAATGATTTTTCTCAAGAATGTATAGACGGTGCTAAAGCAGGCAGAGACTATGGCACTAAATTTAAAAATGATTTCGACATCTTAAAGCAAATCAACAACTTTGAGTTTTTAAAGGAACAACATGTTTTGGCAACAAGATCCTAATAAAAAATATATTAAAATAGCTAACCGATTAGATAAAACTGGAAAAGGGTTTTGTCTAGCTAAATGGTACATGGTTACTATTCATTTACATACCGGCGATAACCATAGTTGCTATCATCCGTCTATGCACAGAGTGAGTGTTGAGGAAATAAAAGAAAATCCAGCAGCACTACACAATAGCAAATATAAAAAACAACAGCGTAAAGCAATGCTAGAAGGCGAACGACCTTCTGAGTGTAGTTATTGTTGGGCATTGGAAGATGTAAATCAAATTAGTGATCGACATTTAAGAAGTTGGGAGTTTGAAAGTACTAGACCTAGTATCGACACTGTGACTACCCTTCCGTGGGATGCCGATGTTTATCCTCGGTACATGGAATTAAGTTTTGGATCAGAATGTCAAATGAAATGTATGTATTGTGCTCCAACAATCAGTAGTGCGTGGGAAGCAGAAATTAAAAGACACGGAGAGTACCCTTTAGAATTTCTGCCTAATCGCAGACAGTATGCTATTAATCCTAAAGGCCGCACTGTATACAAAGAAGATGATAATCCCTACATAGAAGCATTTTGGAAATGGTTTCCCGAATGCTATACACATTTAGATACATTACGAATAACTGGTGGCGAGCCACTGCTTAGTACTAACTTTGTAACGATGCTTGATTATATTGAAGCAAATCCAAGACCAGATCTTAAGTTTGCCATCAATAGCAATATGAGTGTTCCTCAGAGAAATCTAGATAAGTTTATAGAGAGAGCCAAATCACTTAAAGCAAATAAAAAAGTAAGAGAGATAATTCTATACACTAGTGTAGATACTTGGGGTGATCAAGCAGAATATATTCGCAATGGTCTAGATTTAGAACGTTGGGAGTTTAATGTTCATAGATACCTTAACGAAGTACCTGACAGTAAACTAGGGTTAATGATTACTGTAAACTTTTTAAGTATCTTTAATTTTGAAAAATTATTAGATAAAATATTAGAATTGCGAAAAAGATACAACACTCGATTCAACAAAAGAATTCAATTTGATACACCCTACTTGCTAGAGCCGCCGCATCTAAGTTTACAAATAGCTGACAATACACATATTGCTCGTTTATACAAAGCCATTGCTTATATGAAAACTCTAGTAAAAAATTCAGATTATACAAAATTTGATAATACAGAATATTCTAAATTTGAACGAGTTGCTAAATGGGCAGAAGATAATAGATATTCTGGAGAACTATTAACAATAATAAGAAAAGATTTTGTAACTTTTATTGATGAACATGATAAGAGAAGAGGAACGAGTTTTTTAACTACGTTCCCCGAAATGGCAACTACTGTTGCTGAATGGAATACTAGTGATTCACAAAGTCGTTAGTAAGAGGAAATATTTCAGCAATTACTTTAGCACATGCAATAGCAACTTCTTGATGTTCGAGTTGTGTGCCATTTGCTGAACGCAATTCAATAAAATGAATCCATGAACGTAATGTACCATTCATATATAAACGACTTTCTGTGAGACCTTCGGGTAGTACAGCCCGGGCTTGTTCTTTAGCAATGCCGACATCGATGGCCCATTTATAGGTTTCTTTAACTAAATCAATAACATCCTGTTGTCGGCGATTCCATTCATGAATAAGAAATTCATCGTCTTCATCTTGTACATCAATCTCTATGCTGTTTTGTCTATTTTTAGGGTCTTGTAACCGTGCTTCTCTAAGTACAAATGACAAGTCTTTAGTAGGGTCAGCATATCGCTGACTGAATTCTTGGAAGCTGAAACTACGATGTCTAAGGATCTGTCGTGCAATATCTCTTGTGGTTGTAATTTCGCAACAGGCTGACACCATTTCGAGTGGACTCCAGTGTTGGTGTTTGACCAAGTATCGGATGAGTTTTTCTGATGTGTCTGTGTTGAGTTGGTTGGAAGGGTTGGACACACGGGCGCAATACGCAATGAGTTCCTGTGCATCGTCGATGCCCATATCTCTATATTCACCTGTTGGTTGGGAATATGATAAAAGTTTAACATTCATTGGTTACCTAATATATTTTTAGTTAATTTTATAATATCTTGTTTAAGTTTGTCAATATCAACTTGAAAGTTAACAGTGGCAATCTCATCTTGAAAATCTCTGATGCTTAACGCAAGTCGTTCGATGATGTCGTCCTCGTCAACTAAGTCTAGCTGATCCGGGAGATCAATTTCCCAAACTCTACCGTCATGAAAGGTTAGCTCAACACCGTGAATATACTTAATGGGCATCGAGCTCATGTATATCTCGTTGAATACTTCAGGCCATTCTTTTATAACATCTTTTGGTGGCTTGAAGTATTTTTTAGGCACTAGCTTCTTCTGATACCTTTGTTGTCTTTTTCTTAGGCGGATCTAGCAAATCGGCTTCTTTACGTAATCTAGCAGCTTCTTTATACATAGCATCTGCTTGACTGCGATATGATTTAGCAAGATCAGTATCACTTAATACTTCGTTTGATGTTGCTGTTACCGGATCGGATAAATCAGTAACTTTAGCAATGTCCTTAACTTCAGATTTGCTGCCACTTGACAACGCAAGGTCTTCAACTTTAACACCACGCTGTTCGGCAATAAGTTTATTCAACTCATCTAACCCAATGACGTAATTTGGTGTAGGTGTTATTTCGACATCTTTAGTAGGCACTCGAACTAAATTTCTATTCTGGTGCAATACTGCTAGCATTGGTTTACCATCAGGGAAATACCGTGTACCGAGAATCTCGCCAAACTCGAATGAATCTTGTGCTTGCGGACTTTCAACTAGATCGATAATAGCGTTATGATAACTATCATTTAATCCTGCTGTACCAACTACTAGACAATGCTCTGGATCATTTGGAAGCGTTTTAAAAACTACAAGAAGTTTATTCTTATTAGTTTTCATACGCCCCACATGTTTAATATTAGCCATTTTCTTTTTGTCCCTCTTGTTTAGGTGTTACACTTTCAAGGAATGTTGCTAGTCTATTATAGATCTTACCAACGGATTCCATTTCTGCTGCCTTAAACGCACCACGTTGTGTAGCAACATCAACGATAGTGCGTAACGCACCGAGGTCGTTAATGGTTAACTCGGGTGATTTAGTTTCTGGTGCTGCTTGTTGAGTCTGTTCTGCTTTCATTTCTTCTGCCATTTATATTCTCCTAAAATGCGGGCAAGCTAACATAAAAAACGTTAGTTCTTTATCATCTTCAAAACCTAAAAGAGCAGTATGACTATCCGAACTAGGAATTAGAAAATACCGTCCCTTCAATTTATATTTTATCCAGTCTTCGAGATCTGTATTGTAAAACTGGTGCGTTACCTTGATCTTAGCAAAATGCGGCGGAATCCAAGACACCGAACGTTTCTTTAACACATCCAAAGGATTTAAATTCATCATAGTATTTACGGTAACAGTGATTTGTGAAGTTTATTCTTGGCTCATACGTTTGCTGAGTGCTTTACCATATCCAAATTTTCTTATATCACCTGAAAATAGATAAAGTTCAAACGCTGCTTTTTCGGTTATGACTGTAATATCTTTCTTAGTAATATAATACGGACTTTCGATAAAGTTGTCAAGCCATATTAGTATTTGTGGAGTTATTGTGATTTCTTTTGGAAATTTGATAGTGTATGTTTTTAGTTTGGCATAGTCGCTGATATAATCTATACCTTCTTCAGTTAATCGAAGTCCGCCTGAGTCTTTACTTCGATTATTCCACCACCAAACACTTTTTTTAGATTTTATAATGTCGTCTGTTACAAGTTCTTCAGTGGCTTTTAGAAGTAGTCTTGTATAAACATCTTTGGTTTTCATTTTGGTGACTTAATAATTTCGCCTTGTGTCAGTTTGACAACTTCGAAGTCAGTAGTCTTAAATAATTTGTTTAACTTTTTAGCTAAATTGTATGCGTGGCCTGGATTACTAAATGATACTTTTTTGTATTTAGGCCCGGGATAACTTGAAATCAAACTGCCGCTCTTAAGATTGAATGGTTGCCCTTTATAAAAAACTGCCCAAATGGCATCAGACTCTAAAATCTGTTCCACTTTAAAGTTTTCTTTATTGGCGTATTCTAGCAATACTTTAGGTTTCGGTCTACTCATGAAATTCTCTATTATAATACACGCATATATTTATGCCACTAGAACGTTCCCCCATCCATCTGTACTGAAATTTGTTGTTGTTCGCCAGTCAATTTATCCAATCTACTATGGATTTCTGATATTTGTTTACCTAACTTTGTGGTCATTAGGCTAAGATCTGTTGTTAGTTCACGAGCTTCTTGAATTGTTAATCTAATCTCTTTTTGATTGGTTTTTTCAGCGGCAACGACCCTTTGGAGCAGTCTTTCAACACTTGGCAATTGAATTGATGTTTTATCTTGAGACATTTGATAACCTTTGACGCATTTCTAATTCGGTCTTAAACGGGCCTTGATATTCATATCGTTCTAATGTAATTTTTTTAGGACAAAAACTTTTTACCCAACCTTTGTCAAATTTAATTACATAATATCCTGCACAATACAAACTCTTTGAATCTTCGCTTTTAGTAAACAGCGGAAGTTTCTTTTGAATATCGTACATGGCGTTATGCGGCTCGGCGCTCGTAGGATAACCGTGAACTTCTAATGGATTAGCATTATCGGCTTCCTTAACAATTTTTACAATGAAAAAATCTTTACCAAATTGATCAGTTAGGCTTTTTCGTGTGTCATAAATTCTAACACCTTTTTCATTGCTCATTATAAATTTATTATCTTCGTTTTTTCGAAGTGTAGCAAATTTGGTTCCGTCTTTTTCAACAATCCAAAATTTATTGTCAATAATTGGTTTAGCATGTAAGTCTGTCATGGTGTATATCTCGCATTTAATGGTTCGGCATAGCTTTGTGCTTGATCAGAAATTTTCTTTAGATCATATAAGTTACAAAATTTTATTAATCTAATGCCAACTTGATCAATACGTTTATTTGCTGTAATGGCAGTAGAAATTGTTTCGTTAATAATAGTTCGAATATCTTCAGGTTGTTGAGTAAGATCGATCAGCTGACGATTGCGTTCATAATCTTCTAAGACACGATGTTCTTGTCCTTCGTGGTCAGTCCATCTCTGAAGCATGAGATTGTTCCACGAATATCCTTTGCTTTTACGATCTTCGAACGCTTCACTAAGACCCACTTTTTTGCTTGTGCCTTTAGTACGTACACCCGGATACGCTGAGAAGACATTATCACTGGTATCACCACGCATACATTTTTCAAACAAGAGCCATTCTGGGTCAGGTGCTGATTTTGGCTCTTGCGTTTTCTTGTCAATGATTGGTTTGCCTTTGTCATCAAAATACCCTTCGTGAGTTATAGTACACTCTTGAACACCGTTATACTGTTTCACGTTAGGCGCAATCAGTTGTACAAAGTCAGTGTCTGTGGAAATAATTACGTGATTGTCGTTTGGATGTGCTTGAATAAATCCAGCAATTAAATCATCTGCTTCTAACTGCGGATTTTGTAGTACTGTACAATTAGTTTTTTCTGTAACGAAATCTTTAAATGTATCAAACGCTTCCCAGAACAATTTATCTTCTTCTTGCTCGCTGGCAGTTAATGCAGCACGAGCATCGGCTCTATTGCGTTTGTATGGTGCGTAGTAGTCCTTACGCCACGAGCGACCTTCTAAACAGAAGATAACGTGTTTCCCATCAAAGTCTTTCCATGCTTTTTTAATGCTGTTAAGAGTAATGTGAAAAGCCATGCCTAACTTAATGTCAGCATCGCCTCGAATAACGTGTCTAGCACGAAAGAATGTGTTAGCAGTATCAACTAAAATATATGTCATGAAACTTCGCTTTTGCCTTTTGCTATCGGTACTACATTAATATATCCCGCCGGTCTGTTAGTATCGAGACCTTCGTCAGTTAACATCTGTCGAACAATGTCTCTAAACCAGCGATCAACGATCTCTTCTTCTGGATCACCTTCAAATCCAAAACCCTCTTGTCTTAATTTTAACACAAAAAGTTCATTCCAGTCAAGTTCAAAGAAACCGTTACGAATATTTTCTTTATTCACATGAGTTTCAAGTACACTAACCCACGGCTCACCTTTGGCGGTGGCCCGTTCTTTTGGAGTCATCTTAGCCTGTGCTTCTTCTTCTTGGGCTTTAACTGTTTCGGCTACTGCTTTGTCTCTGGCTATTTGTAATGCTTCTTTTTCGGCTTGCAGTTTGTCAATACCAAATAACTTTTTAATAATTTGTTTCATTAAGTTCCCCACTCATTTTTAAATAACGGCACTTGTAAACGATCGCTGTAGCGCAAGCCATTCTTCATAGCTAAGTCTGCTACTGTGCGATTGTTCAATGCGTAAACACTTTCAACACCGCCTACTGGCATTAGATAAACATGGCCTTTGAATCCTGCCGCACGATAAGCAGCAATGGCACATTCTGCGTCAGCAAAGTCTTGTTCTGTAGCAATTACAAATTTCAAATACGCTGTACCAAAATTTTCGTATTCACAAACTACTTCTGGAAGAATAGCTTCTTCCCACTTCTCGCCTGAACATGGAAGTTTAGCACTCACACTAAATGTAACTTCTCTAGCAAACTCCATATTAGGCATTTGCCATTCGATTAAAAATTCTTTAAAATCTTCTGTTAGTTTTTGAGTACCATTTGTTTCAAATGTAATCTCTTTCAAGCCTGCCATTTTAGGATGACGCAACAAATCTGGATAAGCACGTTGCCAACCAAGCAATGGCTCGCCACCTGTAATTACAAGGTGTTCGTCTTTCCACTCTCTATGCGGAATAATTTCCGTGATTCTGTCGGCGATTGCGTCTGAAGTGAGCATTGGACTAAGATCTTTAAAAGCAGGATGCCAGCTAGCGTAACTATCACAGCCCGTAGAAACCAAAGGAAGTTCTTCATATTTTTGAAACGATTCAATGTTTGCGTGTGTATATGCGATATCGTCAGCTTCTTTGCTTAGTTCGCCTCTAGGCATACCAAAGCCAGCACATTTAAAGTTACAACCAAATGTACGTAGAAACACAGAAGGAACACCCATGTAGCGACCTTCACCTTGTATGCTGTAAAACAGCTCTGCAATTTTAATTTTGCTCATAGATGTTTGACCATTGTTTTAATTTTTCTTTTTTAGCTTCGGCAGCTTTTTCAATATTAGTCCAAGACACGATATCCATGTCTTGTAATATTTCAATCATTGCGTATAAATCACCGAGTTCTTCTTCTAGATGTTCTCTATTAGTTTTAGGTTTCCCTGGCTTATAATTGTCTAAGCCAAAACGGCTAATTTTACTTACTGCTTGGATTACCTCTGCACATTCTTCTTGTAGAATGTCCATTGCTTCTTTTGTTTGATTGTTCATACTATATTATACACTATCTTTACTATCAGTGTCAACCTTTTTAGATATTGTCCAAGACCCGTCTTTATTATCAGTCCAAACTAACACATCACCTTCTTTCCAACCGTTTGCTGATAACACTTCTTCCGGTAACGTTAGCATACCGTCATCGTCAACTGTTAAAACCCATTTCATATATTTTTTCCTTGATTGTTTTAGCAACGTGTTGGTTGCCGTCTTCGGTGTAATGATTTACAAGACCTTTATTTGATAACCAGTGGTACGTAAAGTTTAAATGATTACGCTCAGTCGCATAAAATGAACTTGTTGGGGTGTGATCAATCGCTAGATACGGAATACCAATTGACCTTGATATTTCCTCTCGCATCAATCTATAGATATCAACTTGATATTGCTCGTCGTAGTGATGCTTGAACCAATTGAATGCTGTTACTATGCTTTCATCCTTTTGATCGTAATTTGCTTCAATGTCTGTAAAAATTAAATCGCAGCTTGAGTGAAGTGGTGTATTGTGAATAGAATTAAGTGTATGAACTCTAAAAGGACTAGTATGATTAACAATTACTAAATCAAACTTATTTAAATTTTGACTTTTTATCTGTTTTAGAATTTTGTATTCACCGACCCCGGCTTGTGATATATTGGTTATTTTAAATTCTGATTTAAGCAATTCGGGCCAACCCGACGGACTGTCAGGCCATTTGGCAGAAAAACTATCACCAGCAAGTAAAATTTTTAAATTGTTTTTAGCCATGGTATGTATTTGGTAGCAATAAGTTCGTGAAACGCTTGATTGTAATGTTCTTTGTCATCGAGATAAAATCGTTGATGATCGATAAACTTTTGTTTAAAAAACGATTCAATGGTTAAAGGAGCAACAACTGTAGATTTTAATTTTGTATAGAAATCAAATTTATCAGGAAATGAAACTCTATCGGTCATATTAAACAAATAAAGTTTACATCCGTGATCTTCGCACATTCGATCCATCACAAGTACATCTTTAAAAAAATCTCTTTGTTCTAGATGAGTATTTAGGTCAAAGAATACCTTAACATCCATGAATGTATCTTTTCTAAGATCGGGTTTTATTAAACCGTTTTGATAATCAAAATTAATGTCAGCCATACGACCAAAATCTTCGTATGTTGGTTTGTTTAATAATTGAAAACGATCGTCTTTGAATATTTGATCGTAATACAGATCGACGAGTGGGTTATCTTTATCTTGTTTTAGCGTAAAGTAATCAGCGGGTAATATATCGGTTGATAGAGTTTCATTAAACGCCAAAACAAATCTGTTAAAACTAGCAAGTAACACAAATACTTCGTCTGTGTCAGGATGTTTATCCAGCATTGTTCGTAGCCAATCTGGATAAACTCTGTTACACACCCCAGGTAACGCATATACAGAAGATGGTTTATTAAAATGATTAGCATAACATTCAGCATAGTTATTATCATTCCACATACTGTAACTACCATATCCTACTTTGCCAGGAGTAGTTACATATCCACAGGTATGGCTATCGCCTAAAAATAATGCTCTACTCATGTGACAAACCGACTGTTGTTTTTTTGATTTTCAAAATTCCGTTGCTCTCGTTGTAAATTTCTACATTCTTCCCTTACTGCTGGAGGAAAGTCTGGACTAATTTCTGATATTCTACAATCATATACGTGATGACCTTTACCGTAATCTGTAAAGACAAGAATAAAAATACAAAAAAGCAAAGCTATGATTATTATAATTCTGTCTATCATAGAGACTCACTAATCATTAGTCTACACATAAATGCATCTTTTTCGTTTTTAAAAACAAATCTCATATGATGCTCACTTGGATGCGAACTATAGCGATCGCCGGGCAAGCCAAAGTGTTCAACTACTTTGGCACATATTTCATTCCACCAAGTGTTAGATTGCTGTTCCCAAGGAACTAGTATTTCATTCACTGAAATATTTCTCCATTACTTCTAATTTGTCCACATACTCGGCAATTTGAGCAACTTCTTTCTCAATAGCATCCATTAGATCAGTGTGATCGTGAATGGCCATAGGATTAGCTAACATAATATCAACATTCATTTTATGTTTTAGAATATGTGCTTCGAAATGTTGCTTTAGTGTTTCAACAATTTGCTTTTTCATTTTGATTTCCTATAGTTTCCCTTTTCGGGTATTACGTGACGCACCCCTCCTGTGGGGTCTTCCATATCTCCCTTGCGCCTAGGGATAAGATGTACATGTGGCCAATCTACTGTTTGACCAGCAGCTTGCCCGTAATTAAATCCAACGTTAAACCCGTCCCACACGCCCTGCTCTACCTGCGATTTACCATACCGCACAGCATCTTCAAATGCGTCCATTAGTATAGCCACAGTGTTATATTTAGGCACGTACAACACATGTCCTTCAGTGACTGGATATTTGTCAGCAAACACCTTAACATGAAAGTCTTCAGTGATCATATTATTCCACGGTGCTGAAGTTGAATCTTCAATACAGGGCGGTTGGGTGTGTATAACTGTTTGATTCATCGTTGAAATTCCTTGCGTTCTTGAGGTAGATCAATTTCACGAACTACAAACTCTCGACCACCTAGACTGCCTCTATATGCTTTTGTGCGTTCTATATATGCTAACCGAAGTTTAATTGTTTGAAATGCTACTTCTAAGAATGCTTTTGGTTTATATCCAAGCACGTGCATATCAAAATCTTTTCCTGCGTCTGTACAGTGAACTTTAATTTTAGCATCGATCATTTAGTCCACCACTCTTCAAAGGGGAATTCAATCCATATAGGAGTTTCTGCTTTGTTAATTTCCTCGCCTACATAATCCATAGGAACCTCTGCTTTACTAGCGAGGTTATCGAATACAGTGGCAAATCGAACATTGCTGTTCCAAATATTATTCCATTCGGGATCTTCAGGAAAACATCCACTAGGCCAATCTTTCAATATCCAATTTATTGTAGCACCGGTATCGTTGATATCATCAACAATTAATATTTGCTTGGCTGTGTCGTTTTCAAATAAAGACATAGGATTGCCTTCATAGAAGTCAACTTCGTTGTGGGGATTTCCAAAAGCATCTTCAGCCATCCACAGATTGCTTTCTGTAGCATGTTCGCCGCCGTTATCTCTAAGACTGACTTTTAGAGTTTCGCATGGTATATTGAAATATTGACTGATCATAACAGCAGGAAGCAGTCCACCTCGGGTAATGCCAACAACATAATCAGGACGCCACTCGCTGTTTACGATGTCCCTACAGATGTTTGCTACTAGTCCTTGAAATTCATTCCAAGATACTTTACGCTTTGCTATCATTATTGCTCCTACGCATTGACATATACTGTTCGTTTTGAATCCATTTATTGTTGACTAAAAATCCCCAATCTCTTTTTTGAGGGCCCGGCATGAATAATGTCCAGGCAGTAACCCCGTGTTTTAATTCAATGCGATGATAAGAATTAGCAGAACAAATGCGAAAATGGCCGGGTCTACGCCATTTACGAATCTCGCAACTCTTTGTACCGTCTGTGTTAAATTGTGGAATCCATTCATAGTAACCGCCTTTTAAAATTAATGTAGCATAAGGCCATGGATGATCGTGTATATCATCCGGATCACCTTTTAAGAATTTATGTAGGAAAATGTTAAACGGAAATAAATTTCTATCTTTTAGAAATAGATAGTAACGTTCTAAGTACGGTTCGTTATCAACGCGATCCATTATTAAACGTTTACGTCCTGCCCTTTCTAAAAGATCAAGAAACCATTTCATACACGATCCTTTAACCATTCGTCTACTTTGGCTTCTGCTTCTTCTTGGGTGACAGCATAAGCATAAATCCAATAACATTCATCCTTGCCTTTAATATCAAATGGCACAGGCCCGTTAAACAATATACCGTCTTCTAACATACGTTTAACTTCAAACTTTTGTAAATTTTTAGCACGATTAATTAAATCGTTAGCCATGTCTACTGAATTCATCTTGGGGCAAACTCCTGTTGTAATTTGATATTATCAAAAAACTCTTTCTTAGTATTAGGGTCAGTTTTAAATGCTCCTGTTAATACTGTAGTCTGAGTTAATGAACTGTGTGCCATAATGCCGCGATTCTCACAGCATCCGTGCGTGGCCTGTATGTACACTGCTACATTTTTGGAGTCTGTTGCTTTGCTGATTTCCCTAGCAATGTCATTACAAAGTTCCTCCTGGAGAGTACCTCGACGGGCACACCACTGAGCGATCCTTGTATACTTGCTAAGTCCGATGAGTTTCTGAGCCGCAATAATACCAATATAAGCAACGCCAACAACGGGTTGGTGATGATGGCTACACATACTGCGAAGCTCGCTACGAACAACCAGCATACCTTCGTAACGGCCCTCTGTATCGTTTGGAAATGCTGTTGCGTCTGGTGCTGATTCATAACGTCCTGCCATTATTTCATTAAAGTACATCTTGGCAAGTCTACGTGCTGTGCCTTGACTATTAGGATCATTTTCACGATCAATAAGCAAACTATCTAGCACTTGTTCAAACGCCGGAGTTGCTTCGTTGATTAGTTTTTCTATGTCACCATCGTGTAGATAATCACTAATGTTATCGCCAGCCCAGAACCGCTTGCCTTCACGTTTCATTTTAAAGCGAAGATGATCGCCTAGGTATGCTTCTTTATAATCTTTGTTATCATCGCCTTGTTGTTCTGCTCCGGTAATGATATTATTGTATGTTCTTGATTCTGTCAATTAATATTCTCCGAGTTAATGACGTGGATGTCACATGTGTATTATTTTAACATCTTTAATAGATTATCGCAACTGAAAAAGTTATCTGTTAAGATATCTACCTGTTTATTTAGGCTAGGTATACGAGTTCTGTAATTTTCCATATGTTCTATAATTGTTTTACAGATGTCTGGACGATATACAGTATAGGCATCAAACGATTCAGTCCATTTGCTAGGATATTTAAATATGTCTAAAGCCATTTCGCTATAGCTTAGTCTATCAGGCACCATTGGGATAGCATCTACAATAGCACCTTCATACCAACTGATACCGAGCGTTTCTTGTAGATTAGCACTGAACACCATTTTAGCTTCGCCTAGTAAATTATGATATTCGTTTTTAGTCAGTTGTTGATCTTGACAAACAACAAATTCGTACTGTGGCAGATGTTCTTTTAAGTCACGGAATATTTCAACCTGCTTTTCTGGAGCAATACGATGTGGGAACAAAATAAGATCACGCTTGGGCATGTTCTTATACATGAGCAAAGTATTAGTCATATACTCCATAGGCCACCCTGTACGCACAAACTTAGGATACTCGCCTGAAAGTATTTCTTTAAGTTCTTCTTCGTACCACGGATTTTCTACAGTATGCCCGTTGTTCAGTAGTTCTCTATTAAACATTTCTATATGGAACTCTGTAGCAAAGTAGTTGTGATCAAAAGCAGAAAAGAATGATTTTTCTGCGTTACGAACCCAAGGTTTGTTACCAACTAGTCGACCTAAGAAGTCTTGAGGATCATAACTGCCGGCATGCCATAGACCGTGTGTTGTTACTGGAATGCCCAGCAACTCACTCATGTACTTTAGATTTATAATGCCCGGATGCCAAGCGTCAGTAAAAATAAAGTGGTCGCCAGGATGAACGGATCCATCACAAAACAACCGACCCATCTGCTCAACCTGGCTAGCCTTGTATATATTGGTGCCACCAAAATTAAGAAAAGCACCAGGAGTAGTGGCTGTAGGAATATCCGTAGGGCCAGAGATAATTTGAACATCGTGTCCTGCCTTTCGTAAGAGATTAGGTACATGAGTCTTCCACTGACCCGTGTACCTTGTTTCTACTGCTTCTAGATCAACGAGAAAAATTCTGCTCATTGCGTCGATGTTGTGGTTTGTATCCACGATTGTTGTCCCAACGTCGTTGTGGGCGTTGGCTGTTTAAGAATGAACGATAATTTTCATTTTCCTTATCGTACAAGTGGGTGGGATTAAATTCTCGCAGCTCAATGCGGCAAAAATCTAAGTAACGGTCGAGATCGTCGAAAATTTTCTCAACTTGCTGTTTCATCATGGTGTTCCTTAATTTAGTATTTGATGAATGAACCATTTTCTCCATCTTCGGAGACCTCAATCCAAACCTCACGGCCTGGATATTTTTGTGAAATAGTGTCGTACAGTTCGTCCGACATCATTTCGCAACTTTTGTGATCTAGCGACAAAACACCTTGTGTGCTAGAATACAGTTGTTCAAGCCATCGCTTGAATTGTATGAATTCCACATCTCTATCATTGTGGGTGACACTAAGCCATACCCTAAAATGGAAAATGTGACGATGAGGATTAGCCAAAAACGAAACATCATATTGATCTCCTGTTGCTAGGTTAGGATCTGTTGCGGCTGCTGGATATTTGTGAATACCTTCTTTTCGGAAAGTAACCCAAATCATTTTAAGTGGACGAATGTCTTGTTTGATAGTTGTCATACTTCGGATAGCACCTTACAAAGATTATTAATTTCTTCTCTAGTCATATTATAACTGTATGTGCTAGAAAAATCAACCTCACCGTCTTTATTTAGGCTTTCTTGAATAAAATTTACAGCAATCAGACCTTCGGGTGCTATAGACTCCCATGATTCAACTTTAACCCTATAACTAAGGTTTTCTTTAACAACGGCTGATTTAATTTTTAAGGTTGGGTGTTTCATCTTAAACTCTCTATGGTAATAATTTTTCCAAGTTCCTCGCCAAGATCTTTGTCTTCGGTAACTACGTATAGGCTGTGACGATTCTCATCGCTCTTGCGGTCGTACTTAGTAGTTTCGATAATAGTGCCACCGCTAGCACTATAGATGTTTAATCGGAATCCTTGAGAATGCAAGTCCGGACTGCTGCTATCTTCAACAACATAACATTCATCGGGTTGATCGTCATTCATCAGCCACTGCCGAATTCTTTGTTTAATGGTTAATTTCATTGGTTTATCTTCAACTATATATTTTGCACGTTTAATTTGATTAGCACCAGTAATTCTAGGAGGTCTTCTAGACTTTGCTGTTGATGCTACTGCGTATCCACCACTCATTGTAATACCTCAAAATGTTTTTGGAATGTATCACGACTGCCTGATATATTGCGAATTTTTTTCATAGCCTTATTTGTAATACGAAATTTATAAGAGTTGTGATGACCATAACCGTCAAATACCACCCATCCGTTTTTAGATTTAATTTCTTTATTTCGACATCCTGCTATTAGTTGTTCTCTACAATCTAAATAACCTTCTTCGAGATTTTGTTGAATAAGATCAATTTCCATATCAACTAGTTTAGCATCAATTACTTCATTAAAGTCTGGATCATATGTTATTTGATTTGGATTTAAAGACTTACGATAAAAACTAGTTTCTTTCCAGTTTCCATTATTAATAATTTTATCGATAGTATTAGAACCAATAGAGTGGTTTGCGTTACTTCGTAACTTTCTAACCTTATTATCACATCCGTATTCAGGGAGGTCAAGTAACCCTTGTTTATCAACAGTGTGTCCTTTTTGTATCATTAGGTCGTCAATAAAGTGGCCTACGGTTGCATCATTACTTGCCTGCGGAACTTTCGTTCCGAGTTCAATATTATTTTTAATGATTTTTACTCGAGGACTTTTCATTTGATGATCTCATCTTTGCCATATTGATCCCAATTAGTGAAGCGATCTCTTCCTAATAGGTCCTGTAGGTTATGACACCACACACCAGGATTAGTTGCATTAAAGTCTTTGTCGTCTATCTTCAGCGTAGCGTTATAGCCTAGTTGATTAATATAAGGTAATTTTACACTAATCTGTGGAATAAATCTACGCTTTTCGGTAAGACCGCTTTCAAGCAATCCTTCCGATTCGCTGACATCAAAATCTAGTGTACACCAGAATTCATGTTCGCTATCTAGGCAAACGTAGATCATGTTTTCCCAAGGACGCCATGTTTCGGCATCATTAATGCCGAGAGTTTTAAAACTTTGATTAGCACCAAAGTAAATGTGTTCGCATTTGTGATTTCGAGCCAATTCTATAATCACATACGGATCATGTACCCCTACTACAAATAGAGTCTTCATGCCATGAGCAGGTGTATGTTCGATCTCAATTCCGGTAAAGAAAGTAATACTATCTTTAACTCCGTCGGTATAATTACGTTTCATTCTTCAAATCCTGATGATTTCATTTCGATAGTGCGTAGTTTTTCTTGCCGTTCTGCTTCATGTTTGTCACAAAGTGTACGGATCCATCCGCCACTACGGCGTGTACCAGCGTCACCACATTCCTCGCATAATTGGTCAGTTACATTTTCAGCAAAGCTAACAGCACCGCTAATATAGTCATCACCGCCTTGATAGTAAAACCGTAGTGTACCAAACTTTTCTTTGATCTGTTCAATAACAACCTGCGGAATTGGATTACCTTGTTTTTCACGCCAATCGATATGGTGTTGAATAGTTCCGCATAATTGTTCTAGCAGAGGCCACCAACCTTTACCGCAGGCAAATCCGCCGTACTTGTTGGCAAACATCTTTGGAAATTTTTCTTCCATTCGCCTGCTAAAACTTTCGTAATCTTTAAATTCTTGATCTTGAGTGTTCATTACCAGGTACTTACATCAGTAATATCAACGGTAGTATCGATGTCCTTATCACTATCGTTGAATAGATTGAATTTAACAACAACAGTAGAACCAATTCCGCTGCTATTGCTTTCCTCGAGAGTGAACCACTCTACTTCTTTGAAGTGATCCGCCATCTTAGCAAGTTTTTTAATTTGTTCTTGATTAAGAGCAAATTGAGTTGGTTGATACTTTTCTTTTTTAGACATTGCTTTGTTTAATAGTTTTGTGATTCAATTGTTTATGTTTAAGTATAACAATTTTATCCTTAACTGTCAACTTTTGCTTTTTCAATTCAACCAATCTTTGATCGGTAAAATTACCAGTTTTTTCTAATGTTTCAATCTGTTTATCGAGTGCTCGATGTGCTTCTTCCAAATGTTTAATTCTTTGTTCGTACATAAAATTTTCCTCATTCAGCTACAAGACTATTTAGGTCATCATCGTCGGGATTTGAAAAATCAATTTCGTTTGACTTTTTGCCATCTTCAAAATCAAATAAATTACCAAATGTATTTGCTGCAGGACCACCCTGTAGTCGAGCACCTTCTAATGATTTCAAGAACTGCCCAGCAGTTTCGATCATGTCAAATGCTTCTGTTTTATTTTTGGTATTAAACAGTTCTTCAACAAAAGCAGCAAAATATAGAATTCTATTAGGAACCCAATCGCTAAATTCAATTTCTTTCTTGCCTTCAACGCTTTTTGTTCTCCAGTCTGGTTTGAATCTAGCACACTCAATGTCCATTAACTGTTGAGCACGTTGTACCGCAACAATATGACATTCAACATTATGGCCCATCATTAAAGCATAAGCAAAACTATCCCACGATGTCTTGTTTGGAATCTTGCCTAGTTTATTAAGTTTAGGCACAACATTATAATGTGTTGGATCTAAGTGATTAAATTTAACATCACCTAGTTCTTCATTAGTCTTACGAACACCATAGTCGTAATATGCAATATCGCCCATAACAAGTCTAGAACCAAACTCGCTTTCAAACGGAAACGGAATATCTGACTTAGCAAGTGCTTTATTGTCCGGAGCCTTGTCCATGATCACTGACCAACGCTTGTTAGTGTGAACAGCATTGGTATACACAAGTCCGTGGGCAGTAGCAATAAACGGACTAGCACAGTCAAAGCTGATTGTAATTTCTGGATTGATATGTTTGCGAATCTGTCTTTGGATCAACGTTAAGTAGCATGACCAATCTAACTGAGCAGTTCCTAAAAAGTGCATCCAGTTCTTGCCTTCTAACAATCCGTCTTCACGTAAAGTCATTAGACGCTTTAGTGTAATATCCATCTTACACATGTTAGCACCACCCATGGCCCATCCTTCTGCTTCCTTGCCGGCATATTTGCCTTTAGGATCGCTAAACTCTTTGACACCATCGTACCACTTCTCGGCTGTGTCCCAATCTGAACCTTGTAACACATTAAGCCATTTAGTAGCACCTAAGCGATTCATTAGGAAATAGTCGTTGTTATAACGAGTCTTATCCAAACAATCTTCAAATGTTTTTAATCCAGTCTTTGGACTATGAATGTGATCACATGCCCAAGTCGGAACGTCTAACATCATTGACCAGTCAGCAGTTAACTCTAACCATTCAAGAATCTTTTGACGAGTTTTAGTAGCTTCTGGTCCTTCAAAGTTTAACCAATCAAACTTAAGGACACCCTTACCAATCTGATAACCACCAGAGTCACCTAAGATCATTGTCTTTGAACGATCACGATCTTGAATCATCGATTCTTGTGTAAGACTTTTTTGTAGATCAAGTTGTGCGTGACCTGCCGAATACAAACCATACTTATAATAGAAGTAGCCTTGTTCGGGATTTAAAAAGTTCATACCTTCAATACCACGATCAAATCCCGCAGGAATACGATCGTCTGGAACAAACTTTTCTAAACGTTGTTTAGCAATGTATGTGCTGTAGAAACTACTGATCGCAGGCAAATAGACTGCGTAGTCTTTTTGTAATGGTGTTAGGTCAACTGGTTGTTTGTTCATAATCTCTCGCTAAATGTGCTGTCAGTTCTAATCTTGTTTTTGCCTGTTCTAAATGATCTAGTGCTATACGAACCGCTTCGTTGCTAGAAGCTAGTTTGTACCATTTATCTTCTTCATCACGCTTCTTACGTGCCCACTGTACTATGTCTAATATATCTTGATCTAAACTTACAGTAGCATAACTGGTAGATAATTGTTGCCAACTGCTACCGTTAAACACTTCTATCTCTGTACCGTTAACACGCATCATTCCAGTCATTGGATTATTAGAGTTTGGGCCAACATACGGTAGGGCGGTGTTGCCACCACCAACCGTAATGCCTGTGGTGCCCATTAGTCCTTTAATCATATTTAGGCAGCTTGTGCTGGAATGATATATTTGTAAGTAGCAAGTCCGCTGTCGAGTGTAATCTGAATAGCACCTTCGTTTGACAACGACATCTTGGTGTTGTTGACATCGGCAATCTTAAGGATACTTAAGATTGGCATTACAGGCCATGTCCACCCGCGATCTAGTTTTCCACTAACACCCATAGCAAACACAAACTCTCCGCCGTGTGTTGAAGCATCGCCAAAGATAAACTTTAAATTGCCGTTATCAGTTTTTGCTAAGAATGTTGGGTGTTCGCTGTGAGCACCTGCTTGGAAGTTAAAACGCTGAACAGAAGCTACACTTGGTTCAATCTCTACGTCCCACTTAACACCACGGAACTTAACAGTCTTCATCTTTTCGTTGATGATTTCTGTGTTCATAAAACGATAGTCGTTTTTAAAGTCGCCGTCTTTGTTTTCAAAGTGAATACCTACTGGCAGTGTTTCACCATTGCGTTCTGCTTTAGTAATACTGATCTTAGCATCTTCTTTGTATTCAGCACCGTCTAGCAAGTATTTCAACTTGTTTAACTGCGGCATACCAAACACACCAATCATGTCTGCGTAAGGAGCAGCAGCTTCAGCCTCCATAATAACTGAGCGGTCGTCTGCCATTGAGTTAATAGTTGTACCTTGTTCTGTGCCTGTGACTTTAACAGTTGTAAGGAAGCCTAAGTTTTGCGTATGCGATACGATATCTTGTAAAATGTCTTTCATTTAGAGTTTCTCCATGTATAGTAAGATTATATTTAGATTGTGAATAAAAAGCAAATTTATTTTACTCAAAATCAAATAATTTGTTGAAGTTGTTGTCACTTCGAGTTGAACCAATGTCCCATTCTAGGACGCCAATTAAGTTTTCTAGCTTTTCATCAATGACTGCGTTTTCCATCTCAGCATCGTTAAAAGGTAAATCCTTAAACCATTGTGGTAGTCTAAGTTCATCTACAGGATATGCCACTGAGGTATAGCCCATTGGATTGTCTTTGACCTTACAGACAATAACTTTCGCACCATCTGTAACAGCCATTGAGTACTTGTCATCGTTCATACGCTTGAGAGTGTTCCAGTTCAAACTAGCACGAACGTGTCCAGGCATGTTGGTCTTGCCTGCTTTCTTTTCTTTAGATTGATATTCAGTGATATTGTTAGCACGTTTGGGACTACCTTTCTCCCAACCAGGACGAGTTTTAAACTCTGTACGAAAGTCGGTGATATACTCAAGGATTTTTTCCTCAGGTACACCGTTCAAGACTTTTTCTAACACCTGACTTAAGAAGTCTTGAATAACAACAGGAGTATCCGAACGCTTCAAATCTAATCCCATAGCTTTGATTTTACCCGGTTTGCCATCAACATCAGTGCGTTTGCCTTCTTTATCGTAATAAAGGATAGCATAACGCTTTTTAGTCATGAACAAGCCTTTACTAGCAACAAACTCTCGGCCAGCTCGAATAACTTCACCGCGTGACTTTGGACAATGAAACTTATCCTGCATCATTTTAGGAAAGCTGGCATTAACTTCATCAGCAATTTGATCATAAAGCTGTACTACAGTTTCTTTAGTCCACGGAAGTTGTCCTGACTCAATCTCTTTCTTTAGTACAGGATACGCAGAGAAGTAACACGAGTCTGTATCACCGTAGATAACAGCTTTACCTCTATAGTCATATTCGCCTGTGGCAATTTCGTTAATTTTACTAGCCATGTGTTTAACAATTTGACGACCACTTAGCGTAGTTGACTGACCAATCCGATTGTCAAAGAATCTACAACCAGGATTAAGAATAGCACCATATAGACTGTTTAGGTTAATCTTCTTAACTAGCTGACGTTTATCCCAGTATTCTTCTTCAATCTTGTTGCCGCTGGCAATACATTCTTTAAGTTTGGCCTGCATTTCTTTACGTTCAGCATACCAACGTTTTAGTAGACCAGGAATGATACCTTCTTTCTCATAGGTAAAGATTGTGCCGTTGGCACTGATCATCCACGGCTGATTACTATCAAAGATTAAATCATTAATTTGAGCACCGGATAATGTATCACTACCGCCGTTTTCCCAGTCAATGATGATTTCTTTAGAAACGTTACGTTCCATTACTAGTTCGTATTCTAAACTGCCAAATACGCCTTCCCAGGCAGCGGCAAACGACTTGCCCTTGCCCATTTCTTGATCAATATAATTTTTAGTATATTCGGGACGTAGTTGTCCCACGATAGTTTCGGGTCCCATGTTTAGGGCACGAATTGCTGACGGATACAGGGAGTTAATGTCCACAGAGCCAATCCATTCGTGGATGCCTTTCTTTGGATAAGCAACATACGCACCTGCTGCTGGTTCACTGCCTGGTTCACGTTTAATTCGATTAGGAACAACAAATCCTCTGCGATGTGCTTCGTTGATAATAGCTTGCTCTGTTACAGCAACAGCACCCATAGTAGTTGCCAACAATACTGTGTTTTCATGAGCAATTTTATTAGCTAGATCTAAAAATTTAAGTTTTTTATCTAATTCGTCTAACAGAGTTGTATCGTTCCTGTTATATTCGATAAACTTTTTAAAGTCTTTGTTATATAATTGATCTAATGTGCCTTCGTATTGAGTTTTAGTTTTAGATAACTCATATTCGGCAATGGCATCTAAACGATAAGTGTGTCGTTCTTCGTAGGTATACTTTCTATACAGTTCTAAATAGTCTAGGTGTACACGGCCAATGAGATCATATGTAACAGCAGCCTTGCCGTACTTTTCATATTCTCGCTTTTTCGGGTATTGATTCCATAGGCAGAATCTACGTGTATCATCTTTACTAAGAGCTTTAGTAATCCTGTTAGTTGTATACGGAATATCAAAGCCTTCTGAGTTCCACCCACTTAAAATATCAGCATCTTGAATAATATTTAAAAAGTTATCCAGCAACTCAGCTTCTGTTTCAAACAGATATGTGTTGGGAAATTCAGCAACAGCCGCCGTTGCTTCGGCCATTGTCATGGTCTTTGGCGGAACAGCTAGACAGATAAGTGTATCTAACCATTGTAGGTGAACAGCAATAGCGGTGATTGGCATAAACGCATCATCTGGTGCCGCATAGCCACGTTCTGGATCAAAGTCTACCTCAATGTCAAAGAACGCTACGTTTAATTTAGGAGCGTCTTGATTTAGATAGTTGTCTTCTAAACAACGATAGATGGGATTGATATCTGATTCATACAGTTTAATCCCGCTGTGTATTTTTAGTTCTTTGTGTAAGTCTTTGAGATTCTTACAAGTTATGCGACTAAGAGGATCACCGTTAGTGCTTACATATTTGCCCTTAGGGTCTTGAAAGTAAAAGATGTGTCGAGCAGGATAATCTTTGTAATGTCTATTACCTTTATCGTCACGTTCGACGATATGAATAGTATCCTGATCGCGTTCATAGAATGCGTCAACGTAGCTCATATATTTTCCTCTGCCATTTTCGGCTGGCAAACCAAAATGATCATTTGTGGCTGATCAAACCTTTCTCTTAGATATTTATTAAACGTATTAATGCTACTACGTCTATAGTGACAATTAGCAAATAATTTGCTACCATTCCTGCACTGCGTCTTGTCCAAGCTGCCCAACCAAATATTGTACATTGAATAATAAACAATGGATACAAAATTAAAAAAGGGGGATTAGGTAGAGTGGCACCCATCCATATAGTACAACAGATACTCATGAACCAAGCAGCAATTTCTAAAATAAATCTCAATGGCCATTCACGATAATCTGCCTTAGCCCAGTTATATGTTTTTTGAAAAAACTCTATCATTCAGGTAGATTCTTAGTAACACCAAGGATACCTTCAATTTCTTCCCACTCTGCTTCGTGATCTTTCCAATTATCTTTACGAGCAATTTTAATTGCTTTGTTAATCCAACTTGGTTTGATTTGTAATTCTTCTGCTACTGCTTTGACTGTTTCTTTAAGACCTTCGTTGAGATCTTCAATTTCACGAAGTACATTGCCACCTTCGTTGATTAGTCTTTCTAATTTTGCCTTTTCTTCAGGACCGTACATTTTAGCCATTAATATAACTCCAAGTAATAGTGTATATTATATAGCCAACAAAAAAGCCAGTCAATGGTTGACTGGCTTTTGTTTACCAAACGAATCAATTATTCGGTGATAACTTTATGTAGTCCCCACTCACCGCCCATTCTTTCATAGGTAGCAGCAGCAAATGCCTGTGCTTGAACTGACTCGTTGAATCTGCTTTTGCCAACACGTTCTGCCCAAGACCACAGAGCTTTGTCCATTGGATCAATTTGGAATTGACCGTGACTTTCTTTAACAATCTTAAGAGCATTACTAAAAGTCAGTGACTCTTTAACTGATTCTTTCTTACCAAAATACTTAGCTTGCTTGTCGCTCATGCCTTTCTTAGCAGCAGGTTTGTTACCTGCTTTCTTATCAGCAGCAGCTTTTGTTATTGGCTCTTTCGTGTTTTTGTCATCATCAATGTCTGGATGGTCGGGCATAGCCCCTTCCTTGACTTTTTTGCTAGAAAGCTTTTCTGTTTCACGGCGTGCTTTGTCACTCAAGTTAGTAACTTTTCCGCGACCATCTTTATTAGCAGCAGATTTTTTCCATTCGCCTTCGTCTTTCCAACTTGTAACTTTACCATCTTCATCTTTTTCTTCAGTTCGTTCTTCCTTGACCAACTTACCGTCAACGTATTTCTTTACGGAACCAGGATTTTTCTTTGCGTATTCTTTAGAAGCTTTAGATTGTTCTTTGTCTTTGGCTTTTTGTGCTTGACGCTCAGCACCGGTCATTGCTGTCTTAGAAACTTTCTTCTTTGGCTCTTCTTGATGATCTTCACCATCATACGTATCTTTCTTGGTATGCTTGATGCCAGTAGCAGTTTTAGTAATGGTGCCGCCTTTGGCAGTTTTCTTTGTATCGCCTACTTTCATCTCTTCGGCAATTTCTTCTTCTTTCTTTTTCTTAGCTTCGGAAAGGTATGTAGTACGTCCGCTTAGAACACGTAGTTGTGCATCTTCATTTAGCTGTACAGCTTGTTCTAGCTTTGGTGCGTCGACACCCTTAGGTGGAGCAGAAAAACTGTCCAATTTATTGAGTATAGATTTAAAATCCATGTTCTTATCCTTGTGTCTTAAATTGTTTCCACTGAGTATTGAGGCTTTCTGCCACTTCAACAGTGAGTGCTTCGTCGGGTTTATCATCTAAAGAAACATCGTTGTTATCTTTAGGTTGTTCGAATTTTTTCTGATATTCCATGTAATGTGCTACAGAATCTAAGTAATCGGATGCTTTGGTAATTTTAGCAGCGACCCACCCTTCTAAGTTATCACCTGGTTGAATCATATGGAAGATCTTAATAGCATACTCAGCAGCTTTGTAAAGCTCTGCTCTAGCCATAGAAGCTTCGTGGTCTTGAGGACCCAAATCTTGATCTTCGTTAACTGATTTTTTATTCATATATCTATTTATCTTTTTGTCAAAGAGCCGCCCGAAAGCAGATT